CTGCCGCCAAGTCCGTCATCGGGAACCACGCCCCCTCTTCGGCCATGTACCAGCGCACCGCCTCTTCGTAGGTGCCGAGGTCGTCGAGGAGGTCGTCGAAAGCGCTGCGGCGGAGTCGGATGCGGAAGGTCGCGTAGAGGTCAGGCATCGCAGCCTCCCCCTTCCGGCGGGTCGGCGGGGGTGCCCAGCTTCTCTGCCAGCTCCCAGCCTGTTTCGTTCTTCGCCTTGTTGAGCGCCTGCGCTGCGCGGACCATCCCGGACCGATGCGCCAGATCCTCAAGGTTCTGGATCTTGTCGATCAGGGCGGCGGCCTTGACCCGCATCAATGCTTCGTCTTCGTGTCGCATCTACTCCTCCTCCCGCCCATCGGGGAGGGCGGCCCGAATGCGCCCGTGCTGGAGGATGGAGTCCACCATCCAGTCGTAGCCACAGAAGCCGTCCGACGCCCTGCGCAGCTTGCGGGCGGTAGGCGCGTCCACCTCCTCGGCCCGGACTGCAGCCGCCCAACCGTCACCGAAGTGGTACGTGTAGTACCCGCCGCCAGGGGGCGCGACGGGCGAGTCGTCAGGCCGAGTCGGCGGCTTGCGAAAGGACCGGACGATCACGTACCTCTTCGCCGCGCCGCTCCACTTGCCGTTCCAGGAGGCGACGCTGGGCATGGACAGGGCGAATGCGACCTGCATCTAGTCGCCCCTTTGATTGTGCCGATCCGGTTCCATGCCGGCGCGCTGATAGATCAGCGCCACCATCGCTTCGGCGGCCTTAATCCCCGCCGAGGTAGCAGCGACACCGAACGTCAAATCGATGCTCGATTTCCCCCACTCCGGGTGGAAGAGGGCCACCTCCAACTGGCAGGCGAAGCGCTCTCCTGCACCCTTGGTGTGGCGGTGGCAGTCGTAGAGGCCGAGGTTGAGGAAGTACCGCGTCGCCTCGCCCACCTCAACTCGCCGCTGGAAGAAGCGGTCGGCGTTCGACAGCACCACTGGAGAACCCGGGAACTCCCGATAGCCGGCAGCCAGAATCGTCTCGACGATCGCCTGTTCCTCGCTCACTTCGTCTCCTCTCCGCCGCCCCGCACCACCCGGATGAGCGCGAGCACGGTCAGGCATTTCGGGCACGTCACGGCCTCATCGCGGATGGTCCAGCTCGCTCGCCGGCCAGAGATCGCGCGGGGAAACTTGAAGCAGAGCGCGCTCACATTGCCGCGGTCGTCCATCAGGTGCGCCCGGTGGTAGAACTTCGCGTCCCCGTAGGGGTCGGTTTTCCGCTTCGGCCGGGTCATCAGGAGTGCTCTCCGCCGCCCCGGAGGGGCGACAACAGCGCCAGCAGGGCCTCGACGCGCCGCCCGAGAAAGCCGTTGATCTCGCCGCTAAGGTTGATCCAGCGGTGGTTTGCCCAGCCCTGCAATTGGTAGGAGCCATTCCTCATGCGGATCAGTCGCTGTTGGAATGGTCTGCGAACGCCGACGCGCTCTTCCTCCCATGAGTCCAGGACCGTGAACGGAAGGCGCACGTCGCGCGCCTTGGTTGCCTTGGTCATCCTTCCTCCCCGCCGCTCCGCCGCTCCGGCAGCATCCGCCAGTACCGAGCCGGAGCCTCCGGCAGGGGCTCCAGCGGGACAAGCCCCTCCTCCTTGCAGATCAACTCGTGACCGTCCATGTTGGCGTGAAGGGCCTTCAGCACGCCGGTTAGCGAGTCCGCGCTGGCGCAGAGGTCGAACTCCAAGCACTGAGCCACCCACCTCTCGGCGTCGGTTTCGCGGAAGCAGACGATCGTCATCGCGGCCTTCGTCATCACGTCTCCGTTCTCTTCGCGGGGCTCCGCCGGGACGGCTCCTCACCCCGCAGCAGCCTGTCGAGCGGTTCGTGGTCGATACCGAGCCCTGCGTACTTCGAGGGCTCTGCCGCATCGTTCTGCTGCTGGTCGTCGTCGAGCAGCCGGCCGAAGATGTTGATTGCCGTGTCGCGAATGTAGACAGGCCGCAGCAGGTCGCGGAGAGAGTCGAAGAGGGCCTGATTGACTCGTCGCGCGAGGGGCGATGCTTCGCGCCAGTTCTCGGCGCGCGGGTTGCGGAAGTCGCTCCTGACGCCCTCCAGCGCGAAGTACCCGACGCCGTAGGCCAGCGCCGCACCGTGGGTCACCACTCGCAGGAACACGTCGGGCTCCGCTGTCGTCAATGCGTAGGCGGCGAGGTCTTTGTAGGGGTCAGAGCCGCCGGCTGGCGGGCCAAAACGACGCCACAGGTATGCGAATGCCACCAGCCCGGACCCTCCATCCTTCGCACGCTCGCCAAGGGCGTCGACTGCTAACGCGTGGCCGTCGACAAGGTTGTCTCCGAATCCGAGGCAACCAAAGACGGGGCCGGGGAAGCGGGTCACCTTTTCAACCATTGCAACTCTCCTTGCTCGCGCTCCGCCGGGACGGCGAGAGCCGGTCGTCGATCCGCGCCCGGTACTCCTGCTCGGCGGCGGCGTCTTCGAGGGCGAGGCGAATCCAGTCACCGAGCTTGCGGTCCACGGCGTCGGCCAGGGCCTGCCATCGCGTACGCTGCGCTGGTGTGGCGCGTAAGCTCAACCGCTCCGTTTTCTGCGTGTCTCGCATTGTCAGACTCTAGCACGTTCGCGCACGGTTTGCACCTCCATGACGGACCCGGAACAGCAAGTCGTTGACTCTAAAAGACCTTCACTCATCGCGCCGCGTTCTCCATTGCGACATGCCATCCCCTGCGGGGAGTGTCCCTCCTCTGCCATATCGTCTCCCGGCGCCGGATTACCGCCCTCAACACTACCCGTGGTGTGGATCGGTTCGCGCACGGGGAGCGCACCGGCGATGTAGACTCGCCGGCCGTGCCGAGGCTGCCGGACACCGACCGCGCGATTCGAGGGCTCCAGCCCGCCGACCGCCCCGTTGACTATCGGGACGGCGGCTTTCACCGGGGCGGCGGATCGCTGTTCCTGCGCGTCGCCGTGACGGGTCGGAAGCGGTGGTACTTCACCTACAACCGGCCGAGCGAGGTGGTCAAGGCTCGCGGCTCCCACTACCCGCGGGCGACCATTGCGGGCGACTTGTTCCCGACGGTCGGCCTCGCCGCCGCGCGCGCCTGGGCCGCGGGTATGCGATCGCAGGTCTTCGCCAACATCGACCCCAAGCCGGCCCGGATCGCCCAGCCGACGCTCCGCGAGCTGATTGCCGAATACGGTCACCGCGTCGGCAAGAGGGCGAGGAGTTGGCCACAGGCGGACACCTACCTCAAGGCGCACGTCCTCGATTGGGGCAAGGACAGGCTCGGCGTGCCGTTGGGCGATATGCCGGTGGGGGCCATCACCACGCCGATGCTCGTGGACTGTCTCGACGCCGTGGTCGAAGGCGGGGCGCCGGCCAGCGCGAACCGCCTGAAGTCCATCCTGTCGCCGATCTTCAAGTGGGCGCAGCAGCGAGGACGCGTCGAGGCCAACCCGCTTGCCGGCCTGCCACTGCCGGCGCCGAAGCGGAGCCGCGACCGCACGTTGTCGGATCGGGAGATCATCACGTTCTGGCGCCTCGCCGAGGAGGTGGCGCCACACCGCGCCTCGTGGGGCCTGCGCCTCGTGCTCGCCACCGGGCAGCGACCCGGTGAGGTTCTGTGCTTCGAGCCCTCGGAGCTGGCCTGGGAGCACGCGGTCAACTTGCCGGACGGATCGCGCTGGGAGGGGGCCGCCTGGATCATCCCGAAGGCGAAGCACAAGACCGGACGGCGTCTCATCGCCACCGGCAAGGCCGACCAGGCGCGAGACCACGTGGTGCCGCTCTCCGGCCTCGCCGCCCAACTCTTCCGCCTCGCCCTCGACAATCCCGTCTCCGACGACTACCCGCTGCTCAAGACCCCGCCGCCGGCCGACATGAACCCGGCCTTCCACGGGCGCAACGATCTCGGAACCTTCCGCCGCGAGATGGAGCACTGGACGCCACAAGACCTTCGCCGCACCGCCTACACCGGTATGACATCCCTCGGCATCCCGCGCGATACGGTCGAGGCGGTGGTCGGGCACAGCGTCCGCGGCGTGGCCGGAGTCTATGACCGCTACTCCTACCTGAGGGAGAAGGCGCGCGCGCTCGAAGCTTGGGGGCGGCACCTGGATGCTCGGGTTAGCGGCCGAGAGGCGGCCGTGGTTCGGATCGGCTAGCGTCACTGCGCGGCTCGCTTCGCCAAGCTCGACAGCTCCAGCAGTTGCCGACGCATCCCCTCTTCCGCCCTGACCGCCGCTGCGAGCTCTCGCTCCAGCCGCTTCGCGTCCTTGAGCTTGGTGACGGGCCACTCCTCGGTAGTCCAACGACCGCCGCAACCCAAACACTCGCGACGCCGACGCGCGCCCCTCTTCTCGAGGACGCGGACGTTGGCGGAGTTGCAGGAAGGGCAGAGCATTGTTCAGGCCGCCAGCAGCTCCGGCAGGGCCTCCATAAGGAGGGGGGCGGAGGTCACCGGGAGTCCCGCGAGTTGATGTCCTTGAAGCAGGTCCGGCAGTGGTGGCGCCGGAGGGCGGACAGCAGCAGCGGCGTCTCGTTAGCCAGGACCGCCAAGTCGACCGGCTGATCGCGGATCGCCCCCCTCTGTGGGCAGCGCGGCGATCGGAGCACCGTGCGCACCGTCTTGGTGTGCGCCTCCAAGAGCCCCCAACCGTCCGGCGCTTCCTCCGGCATCACGATCCCGGGCGGGGTCAGATACCAGCGCTCTTGACCGAGCCCGACGCCGCCGCGGTGCGGCTTGCCCTGGTCGCGGAGGAAGTCGCGGCGGTCGGCCTTCGCCTCGACGAGGATCGACCAGCGCTCGCTCACCCGCCAGCCGATCGCGTCCGGCGTCTCATACAAGGTCGAGGTCATCTCGGTCAGCACTACCGAGCAGCCGCGCGTCTTCCGCAGCCAGCGCTCGGCCCGCTCTACCAACTCGGCGTGCGTCAGTGGGTCATCCATGCTTCCTCCTCGGCCACGCCTGCCGCCCTTCAGCGCGAACCATCCGCGATGGTGGCCGCCCGCACGCGGTTGCCGCAGCGATAGCAGACGAACTCGACGAGGTTCCACCCCTCAGCCATGCCGCCCCCTATCCGGCCGGCGGAACCGCGGGACGAACGCGCCGGGGCCGACTTCAGGCTGCCGCTGGTAGCCGAGCGCCAGCATCGCCTCCTCGTGCTCCGCCGCCACGCTGATGACCGGGAGCACCTTGCCGTGCCCGCAGCAGCTCGCCACCGTCTTGATGCCGAGCGCCCACAGCCCTTGCACCTCAGCGGCGATGCAGGAGTCGACGTCGACGGGCGTCCGGGAGTACCAGCCGACGGGCGGCTCCAAGGCCACGCTGTTGGCGTAGCTGCCTAGTTCGATACCCCGGCAGGCGCAGACCGCCAGGTCGCCGGGCTTAGGTGCCTCAGCCACGCCCCCTCCTCGGCCACACCTGCCGGGGCCAGCCGCCAGCGCCGAGCATGGCTCCGTACCGGAGCTTCTCCCTCGCCAGGCGCTCGGCGTACGGAGCGTCGTAGCGGCCACGGCGGCGGCACCAGTACTCAAAGGCCATCACGGACCGGACCTCTTCAAGCGTCAGTCCGTAGTCCTTAGCCAGCGCCTCGCCGAACTCGCCGCCCATCACCCTGTCGTAGATGACGCTCGTCAGGCACCACTTGCCCGCCACCAGCGGTTTGCCGTAGCCGAGCGAGGGGTGGACCACGATCCGGGGCTCAGCCATTCCGGGCCTCCCCCTCCCCCTCGACTGCGGAGAGCAACCGCTCCCCGATCCAGCGGCTGACCGAGGCGGTGACGGCGTTGCCCATTTGCCTATACCGCGCAGAGTCGGACAGCTCGATCCGCTCGCCGCCCGCCGTCAGGCCCCATTCGTTCCAGTCGTCAGGGAACGCTTGGAGGCGCGCGCACTCGACGGGCGTCAATCGGCGGGGGATGGCGGTCATGACGGCGCCAGGTCCCTCGCTCGTCAGCGCGTCGCTCAGTCCGTCGTCTTTGATCCCCACCTGATTGCTCGACAGGCTGTTGCGGAGGATGCGGGGGTGGACGTAGGTCAGCGGGATCGGCGCCAGCACCCCGTCCACCTGCGTTCCGCTCGGCTCCCCGTTGAGCGAGGCGTGGACCCCCCGCAGCCGGCCCTCCCGGCGCTGGTTCACTGAGAAGGCGACGGCTGGCGTCTTCGTGGTTCCGAGCGCCGGGCACTGCTCGCCAGGGTTCATGCTCTGGCTGGCGCTCGCCTTCGGCTGGAAGGCCATCGGCTCCACGATGAGCCCGCTCGTGCAGTCTGAATCCGGCCCTCTCTGCTCTCTCCCCCTGACGCACGGCGCCGTCTGCGCCACCAGCGGCGTCCCTCGCCCCGATCCGTCCTCGCTGGCGTCGAAGCCTTCGCCCCGAAGGGTGTGGGCGACGAAGGGCACCCCGCTTCCAACGCCGTCGCCCTTGAGCGTCCCCATCGGGCCGACGTTGGAGCCGTGGCACTGAGCGACGAAGACAAGATTCGGGGGTCCGCCGTTGCGGTCGGAGTTGTCGAGCTGCTTGCCGTAGTTCGCGGTCAGCGTGGCGGCGACCACGTGCCCCGCCTGCGCCCGGTTGTCGTCGGGTCCGCCATCCGAAGCCCGGAGCGCCGCCACTACCTGCCCTCCGGCCACCTCATCCGCTCCTAGTCGGTGTCCGCGGCTCGCGCCTCCAGCGCAGCCAAGAGCGCTGACGGCAACTCGCGCCCCCGCTTCTCGGCTCGGCGGAGAATCCCCCGACACGCACGGGCACTCAAGAAGTAGCGATGGTCGACATTCGACTCCAGCACCTGCGACAACGAACACACGACGGCGTCGCTGCGCCACTCCTCGAAACTGGCTGTCCAACACGCTCCAACAGGCCCAGCGGAGGGGGCCGGCGATGCAGCCGCCGTTCCTCCATCCGCCTTCGGGGACTGCGGGTCGCCATCCGGTGAAGCCCTCCAGTACCACAGCGAAGTCCTCTCCTCGCTGGCTGGAGAGCAGACCAGGGACGTTCTCAAACACGATCCAGCGGGGAGCGAGCTGATCAGCGATGCGTACTCCCTCCACGAAGAGCCCGGACCGCTCGCCATCCAGGCCCGCGCGACGTCCAGCGACCGACAGGTCCTGGCAGGGGCTGCCGAAGGCGAAAACATCAACTGCTGGGAGGTTGTGGGCGCCGCAGTCATGTACGTCCTCCAGAATCAAGGAGTCGGGATAGTGGCGCCGCAGCACCGCTCGACAGTGGGGGTCGATCTCGACGTGGAACAGGCCGCGCATCCCGGCCGCGTCGAAGCCGCAGCCGAAACCCTCGATGCCGGAAAAGACGGTGCCGTAGGTCAGCACCCCTCCACCTCCACCCTCGCCCCCGGCGTCCTCGGCCGCTCTCCGCGCTCAGGCTGGAGCACACGCTCCATCGCCAGCCGGCAGTCCCCGCACTCGGGAGCGCAATCCCAGGCGAGGTGACGACGGCCCCGGTCCTGACGGTCATGCCATCGCGTCTTGCAGCCCGGGCACTTCCACCAGCCGGGAACGTAGCCGGGCGGGTAGCCGGTGGCGGGGTCGAGGTCAGGCATCTCGCTTCGCCTCCAGCTTCCGCTGCCAGCGCCGGATGACGGCCTTGACGCGCTTCCGGTGCGCCTGGAAGTACCGACCATCCCGCCGGCTCCAGTCGATACCGTAGAGCTTGTCCAGGCGGCCGGCGAGGACGGCCATGTCTTCGTCGGTTACCGATCGCTCCGGCAGGCTGACGACGTCGCAGCCGCTCGGCGCGTGCGTGAGGCGGCGCAGTCGCTCGCCAGTCCGGTCCTCGACGTGAATCGCCCACGACCCGCGGGTGATACCGGTGGTCGTGGTCCCCAGGTAACGCCACTTCGTCACGAGGTCGACGTGCGCCTCGGTCCAGCCGGCGAGATCAGGCATCGCGGCCTCCCGCCGGGATCGCGTCGAGGGAGAGCTGGCCGGCGGCCTCGACGGCAGGGAACTGCTTGATCCACAGCCGGTCAGGAATGCGGCCTTGCGTCCCTGGTCGCGGCCCGGAGTCCTGTTTCACAAAGAGCGCGACGCCGGCCTCCGCGCACTGCTCGGCCGTCGACTCGACCCATGCGATCTCCATCGGCCGGTGAGCGCGGCCGGACTCGCCGCCAACGATGATCCAGTCGAGGCCCGGCGTTAAAGGCCCCCTTCCGCCGTGTGGCCTGAGCGGACCAAACGCGCCCACCGGAACCTCCCCGAATGCCACTGGGCCTAGGGCCGGCTCGTAACTGACGAACCGCACCGCCGCCGGGCACTGGAGCAGCAGCGGGATGCGCTCTTCGGCCGTTGCCTGGTTCTCGACGGAGGTGCCGAGCCAGACGTTTTTGAGCGGCCACTCGGCGACGGGCTGCAACAGGGTGCCGAGCTGAGTAGCGCCGTAGTCCGCGCAGAGCTGTGGTTCCCGCCGGTTGGTCCGCCCCCTCTGCTCGACCAGCCACTCGAAAAACTCCACCGCCCTCTCCGGCCTTTTCGTGAGAATCTGGAAGACGTGTTGTGGGCTCGCCGTCATCACTCCGAAGACGGCAGCGATGTCGCCGAACGACAGCCGCTCATGGAAGAGATCCGACATGCTGTTGACGAAGACCATCCGCGAACGCTTCCACTTGAGCGGGTCGCCAAGGTGCTCGGGAACCATCCGCACCACGCCCGTCCACCGCGCCTCCCCGCCCACCCTCTTGGCGAGCCCTTCGTACGGCTGGCCGGGGCCGGAGAAGCGGGCCGCGACGCTCTCGGCGTAGCAGTGACGGCACCCCTCCGAAACTCGCGAGCAGCCCCGCACCGGATTCCACGTTGCGTCCGTCCAACCGATGCCGGTCCTGTCGCCCATCTAGTCGCCTCCCTCCTCGGCGGCTCCCGCCGCCCTCATTGCCAGCGCCGCCCGGATGGTCTCCGTGGCCTTCCCGGTGGCGATGTGCTTCGCGTTGAAGCGTAAGTAAAGCCATTCGGCCAACACCAGCGCGTTGTGCTTGTCGAAGTCGCGAGCGAACCGCCCTTTAGTCCGGTGGACCGAGCCATCCACCTCAACGGCCAAGCGTTCGCGGGGCCACGCAAAATCCAGCCTCCAGCGCCGGCCGTGCGGGCTGAATTCGTACTCAGTCCGCCACCCCGTGATGCCGGCCTCCTCCAGCCGCAGCTCAAGCTCGGCCTCGGCGACGCTGCGGGTGCGTGGCCTCTTCGACGGTGGCGGCGATTGAGGAGCCAGTGCTCCGCCCTTCGCGGCCACCAGGCGGTCGTACTCCTCTCGGCTTATGCGCAGGCCCATCAGTCCGCCACCTCCAGCCACCCAGCCCGCGGCCGGTAGTACCTCGGCCCTCGACGCCGTGGCTCGCCGTTGATGGTGTCCACCTCGACGACTAGAGCGACGGCGGCCATGTTGCCGCGCTCGTCCCTCGGCCAGCTCGTGGCGCGCTTGAACGCACAGAACGCGGATCGGGCCACCGGAAGGCCGAGCGGGGATACGACGCCTTCGCGTGTCTTCCCTCGGCTGGTCCACCGGACGCGGGTCCCGGCGGGTGGGTACTGGTGGTGGTCAGTCATGGGGCACCTCCTCTGGCTCACGCCTTCGCAGGATCGCGTGTCCCTCCGGCCCGCCCACCATGTAGTGCCCCAGCGGCGGATGGTTATGGATCACGACTTTCGTGGGGTCGGCCACGGCGCCGAACAGGGACCGAAAGCCCCATGTCCCGAGCGACCATCCGAAGCTCAGCAGGGCGCCGCCGAGGATGAAGACGACAGAGCCAGCAAGCCCAACCAGGAAGATGTCAGCCACGGGGCGCCTCCTTGCCGAGGTAGGCGGCGACAGCCTTGAACAGCTCCACGTCAGACTCCACGGCGGCCGTCCGCGCGCGCGCCTCCAGGCCGCTACCCGGCCGCCGCTCGCTGACCATCACCAGCCGCTCGCGGGCGCCGTACCAGGCGACGGCTATTGCGGCCAGCAGCTCGACATTCCTCCTCGTCTCAGCCACGGGGCGCCTCCCCCTCTGCTGCGGCGACGTTGAACGCCTTCCCGTCGACAGTGATCGGTCGGCAGGCCGCCTTGATGTTGCGCACCAGCATGTCGTGGCGGCGCCCGACGTAGAACAGTGCCATCGCCAGCTCCTCTCGTTGGTCAAACATCGTTAGCCCTCGCCCTCGCCAGCCGGGCCTTGTGCTCCGGGCAGAGCTTCCGTTCCCTACATCCGCAGCCGGCTTGCGGGGCGCGCTGCCTTTCCGGCTTCGGCGGTGCTGGCGGCGGAGGCTCCGGCCGCTGACAGCCAATCGCGTCGAGCGCCTGGTCGAGCGGGAGCTCCAACTGCCAGGCGCCACGCGCTCGCTGGCTGAGGGGTTCGGCGGTCACGCTGCGCCTCGCGCCAAGTCGCGCCCAGGATGCACGCGTTGATGGCAGTCTCGGCACAAGCCGACAAGCTGAAACAGCAACTCGTCACCCAGGTTGTTGTACGTCAGGTGATGAACGTGCTCTACCTCAGCCTCCGCGCAGCCTTCACAACGCCCGCCGCATCGGCGGATCACGGCTCTTCGGAGCCCGCGCCACTTCGCTGACTTGATGTGCTCGTCGTAGAACGCCCACCACTCCGCGTCTTTCTTTTCGGCCTGCTCGACGCGAGCTGCAGTCTTTTTCTCATGCGCGCGGCGCTCTCGCTCCCAATAGACGTTTTTTAGTTCTTCGTCCCACTCTTCAAGCTGTTCCAAAAGGCCCGCAGACTGTTTCATCGCCGGGCCAAGGCTCGCCCCGCATGTCAAACACTGTTCGCTTACCTGAATCCCGCCGCCGCGAATCCAGCGCTTGCGAACCTCAGACGTGGCGTGCTCGCAACCGTTCAATTCGTCACCTCGCTATCGTGGCGGGATAGCCCAGAAGGGCAATGCTCGAAACGCCAGGTTAGCGAAGTAGCATCCCATATAAGCGGTTCTTTGAGTTCCGCCACGCTACGGCCGGTTACGAAAAGTTCTCCGGTAGACTTACCTCGCTCGCGAGACAGCATCCAAACGGCATCGGGAACGCCGGTCATTGCGGCCGTCCCGCTCGTCGTGTTCAGTTGGTCGCTGTGCGTGCCGCGGTTCGTATGGTGAACGAGCACCAGCGCGATTCCCCACCGTTTTGCAACGGCCTTGAGGCGGGTGAGAATCTCGTACTCCTGATGGTAAGCGTTCACACCGCGCCGAGTTTCCATCGGCCAGATCAGGCTGAGGACATCGACGACAACCACGCCGACAGTTGGCTCTTCCGAAAGGTAGGCTTCCAGCCTTCTCACACATCCGTCGCCCAACCGTGGCCACTCGAAGCATAGATGGAGGTTGGACGGGGGGGATGGACCAACGATCTTACGCCATCGCTCCTGCGCCGGACCTTCGCTCTGCTCAAGGTCGAGATACAGCACGTCCGCGCGGTGCGCTCGCAAGAAGCCCAGCACTGCGCCGCCAACCGCAACCGCATAGGCTACATTACCCACGAGGACCGATTTGCCAACCTTTCCTGGTGACACCACCAGCGTCAGCCCTTCCGGTAAAATGCCTTGCACAAACCAGCGGGGCGGAGGAAAGTCGGCTCGCATGAATTCGTCAGCCGTCCAGTGCTTTGCCTCTTCCTTCCGCCGCTCGTCTCGCTCCGATTTGTATTTCCAGGCCGAAGCCACCTTTTCGATAGCCTTCGCCTTCGGGAACGGGGGAGAAGAATTCGCGGCGGCATGGAGCACTAGCGCCTCCGCCTCCTCTCTCCCAATGCCACGGTGCCGTAGCGAGCAGGCGTAGCGGAAGAGAGTCACGTCGCGGGCGCCTTGGTCGATACCGGCGAGGACTGACTCGGCGCGTACGGGCTCCGCCTTCTCCTCGCTGGCCTTCGCCCCGAGCTGTGCTAGCCAATCCGGGCGGGGGGCGAAGCTACCGGCCTTCGGCGGCACCAGCCATGAGTACCGGACCCCGCTCGGGTGAATGGACGGCGGAGCGACGACGTAGCCGCCCATCGCCCGAATGTCGACTCCCTCGAAGATTCCGACCTTCGGCCGGAACTCCGAAGGCGCGCAGCGATACCAGAAGTGGTAGCCGCGGGCCGTCTTCGCCCGCACGGTCGCCGGCAGGGTGACGTCCTGGGCGCTTAAGACTTGTAGTGCTTGCTCGTCGTCAACGTCGACGACCACGTAGTCACCCGGGACGGCGAGCCCGATGTTGAGGTTCGGATTCTTCGCCCACGCTGCCCGGACAACGGCGGGGTCAGTCGTCGCGTCCTTCAAGCCCTGCGTGTTCTTGAGCGGGATCTTGGAGCGCTCCGCTAGCGGGAACACCGGGAAGCCGCGCTCGGCGTAGCGCAACGCCCATTCGACCAGCTTCATGACAGGCGCTCATCCATGTCGCGCTTGAGCCCGGCGAAGATGCCCCACTCGGTTTCCCCGCGGCGGGTTGCGGCCTTCACGTGGCGGTCAGGGAAGATGCCTCGCCACCCTCCCATGGTTGCATCGTCGATCGTTTTTAGCACCGGGTCGGGTCCGTACTCCTCGCAAATCGCGGCAAGGCGGGCCACCTGTTTTTCTTCCGCGCTGACCGAGGGCTTCGGTTTGGCACACCGCATTCGCTCTCGCCATCGGTCCTCGATGTCGGGCACCGTTGCTCGGAGGAAGGCGGGGAAGACGGGCAGCGCCCGATCTTGCCGCTTGTCGCCGCGTCGGGGGGCTTTGGGGGGTTCTTTTGGGGTAGCGGTGGGAACAGCCATAGACCCTGAACTACCACCCCCCCTATAGCCCCCCCCTTTGGGGTCCCCTGGTACTCCCTCGGTACTCCCTCGGGGTCCCTGGGGGTCCCTGGGGGTCCCTGGTCTATCTGTTGGCGCGGTACGTCCGTGGGGGTCCCCTGGGGTCCCCTGGGGTCCCTCGGCGTCCTCGGCCTCCACCACCGGGAACGCCCTGCGGACGATCTCTGCGAACGAGAGTCCGGCCGCTCTCGCCTGGGCTTTGAGTTGCCGGTGAAGCGGAGCCGGCCAGCCCACGGTTTCCTTGATCATCTTCTCTCGCGCCACCCGTCAGCCCCTCCGCCCCATCGCCAGCACCTTCGCCCGCGGGGTTGACACGGGCTTCGGTTGCCGTCGCGCCCACGCCCGGCAGCGAGGACGGCCACAGGTTGGATGCCCGGGAGCCTTTGGTAGCCCGCATGCCCGCCGTGCCTTTCCGCGCCCTCGCCTGGCGGGGCAGGTGCGGCCGGCCAGTCCCTCGACCTGCGCGGCGATTGTCGGATCGGCCGGGAGACGCAGCGTGTCGTCCTCCAGCGGCTCGCGTCGCGGGTCCGGCAGCGAGTAGGGGTTGCCCCTGCCGAGCAGTGTGTCGAGCCACCTCATGGGATCGCCTCGCTCTCGAAGCTGACGCATCCGGGGCGCCGGCAGTGGCGTTTGCGGAGGCGGCTGTACCAGCTCTCGTGACCGGCGTACCACTCACTCCAGTCGTGGAGGCCGAGGGCGCACAGGGCGCGCCCCCGCACCTTCCGCAGCCAGCGGTAGAGGAGCACGCAGACGACGATGCCCGTGACGGCGCCGGAGAAGTAAGCGAAGTCGAATGTCATGGGCCGATGCTCCAGTCGTTCGGCAGCACGCTCTTGCGCTCGTCGTCATCCGCCTTGCCGGCCATCCGGACGGCGGCGACACAGACGGCGACAGTGCCGAGGATGGCGAGGACGAGGGCGGTGAGGAAGTACCAGGGCATCAGACACGCTCCCCGGCTAGCGCGACCCTTCCGCCTTCGATCAGGGCGGCGATCTCTGGAAAAGGGAGGCCGGCGTCGTTAGCGTCCGCGAGATTGTCCCGAGGCGCCATCGCAACCTGCACGGAACGCCGCCTAAGATCGCCATCGGCAGAGGCCAGGCCCAACGCCTTCTGAACGATGGCCGGCAACGCTGACACGTCGCGGTCCGGTCCGTATTCGATCTCGCCGAAAGCGTTGATCCTGCGACTCAGGCGCCCGCCCAGTTGGCGAAATAGGTCGCATGCCACGCCGAGGCAGCAGAACTCTCCATGAGTTTCAAGCGCCCTCTCACCCTGCACGTACTCCCCGCTCCGCAACGCCTCGACCCACTTGGCGCGGAACTCGGCGGGCGTGAGGGTGAAGCGCTTCCTCTTCGTCTGTGGCATCAGTGGACCACCTCCTGCCGCTCGTCGCGGCTGTCGAGGCCGAGGACGCGGGCTAGCGACGCAGCGGCGATCTCGTCGGCGTGTTCCCGGTCGTAGCGGCCTCTGAGGCGCCAGCCGGCATGGAGTCCGAGGTAGAGGCCGAGGGCGAGCGTGGCGAGGTGCCAGAGCATCAGGACGCCCTCCCCGCCTTGGTGAGGCGGACGGTGACGCCGAGCGGGGCGTTTTGGTTGAACCACTCCGCAACGAAGTCCGGTGCGCACCTGAGATCGTCAAGGTCGCGGCAGCACCGCTCGGCGGTCCTGTAGACATCATTGGCGTGCGCGCTGTAGCCCCAGACGCGCATAACGACTGGTCCGGTCTTCTTGCCGTCCTCGTCTCGCGGCCACACACCCACCGAGAACCGCCTCGTCCCCGCCATCGACCCGCTCCCCGGCGCACACTGCCCGCTCCAGCCCCAGCGGCCGAAACCACCGGAGGCGGTCATGAGATGGGCTCCTCGGCGGAAACTTCGGGCCAGGCGGCCTCAATCTTTCGTAGTTCAGCCTCAGCACGGGCGAGCTGCGCCCGCAGCGTGACGACTTCCTCGCGAGCCTTAGCAAGCACGGCCCGTTGGACCGACTCAGGAGTCTCGTGGAAACGCCAAAAGCCGGTGCCGCGGTTGAGGTCATCCTTCCGAACTACATCCCTTCCGAAGCCATGCGTGCGCCGGAACGTCTTGGGCGTTTCCTCCCAGCCATCCTCGGCGGCGATCTGCAGGCCGTGACGGTTAGGCCGGTAGCAATAGAGCGTCTTGTTCACAACTCTTCCTCCTGTTGGAACTCAGGCACCGGCGGCGCCGGCACCAGCAGTGACAGGGTTTCGTGTAGAAGTGAGGCAAGGGCGGCATGGCCGATTGGCAGCCACGAGTTGCCCTTGTCGTGGATCAGACGGTGGCAGTCAGTGCACGCCGGCACGGTCCATTCGTCGCCGCCTCCGGCCCCCCGCCTGACGACGTGGTGCGGCGTGCTCGGCGGCGGGTGGCCGCAGAAGGCGCAAGGAAGCTCCCGGCAGACGGCGGCCTGGTCGGCGAACTGAGCCGCCCTGAGCTTCGCCAGCCGAGCAGCGTTGCGCTTCGCGAGCGGCGTCCTGCGCTCCAAGCGGGTGCGGACCTGTAACGGGCCGCCTCGCTGGAGGGGCTTGCCGGGGCGCAGGGGGGAGCGCTTCAGCCCCATGAGTGGCATCCGCCTCCCCCCGCGCAGCCCCGCTGCTCGAAGAAATAGATCAGCTCGCCGCGCTTCGGCTTCGGTCCGTACACACGCTCTCGGTAGGTCTCGCTGGCGCCGCAGACGGGGCACTCGACGACGGTGATGCGATACCAGTGCGGTGGAAGCTTCCTCTTCGTCGTCACGTCGACCTCCCGGCGAGGTCAAGCTCGACTTTCAGCTCGCGGTTGTAGGCGTGGAAGGCGGCGGCGAGGGCCTTGTACTCTGCCTCGACCAGCGAGCACGCCCTGACCGCCATCTCTTGCGCTGCGTTCATCTCTCGACGGAGGGTGACGCAGGCACCCCATGCCTCTTTGAGGTTGTCGATCTTGGGGTCTGCGTCGGCTGCCCATTCCTTCTCTTTGGCTGTCTTGTAAGGCGCCTGGAGCTTGAAGTTGCCGGAGCCAAACTTGTACGCCCGTTCCGCCGCCTGTTCGGCCTCGGAAGCGGCCCTGTACGCCTCCCTGGACTCCGCCTCCCGCCGCATACACTCGTCACGCATCCCGTCGACGCGGGCCTTCTCGCGAAGCAGCTCGCGCATGGTCTGCGTCATCTCACGCATTAGCGCAGCCTCAAGTGTTCGCCGCGCGGAGCGAGGCTCGCGAACGGGACCGGCTCGCCCGCCTCCAGCGCTTCCCGGATCGCCTCCATGTCGGCCTGTCGCACCGTTCGCACGAAGTCGTCTGGAAGGTCGTCAGGGTGTGTGTCGACGACGATCGGCTGGTTGCCCCCGTTCGCTGCTCGGGTGAGGCGGAAGCGCTCCGTTTCCAGCTTCTTGACACCGTGGTCGCGGAGGTGGTCGAGTAACATCGCCTTCAGCCGGTCGGCGAGGTTGCCGTCCGTCCTGGCGAGAGCGAGGAAGCGGTCCGCCTCAGCCTTGCGGGCCGCGACTCGCGATTCGAGCTCGCGGATGAAGCCGCACGTTGCGTCCACCTTGGCGGAGCGGTCGGCCTCTAGCTGGTCGCGGTACTGGACCAGCAGCTCGGCCGCCTGGTCGTCGTCGCCGATCGCCAGCAGCTCCTCGACTTGGCGAAGGTCGTGGTCGATCTCGTAGAGGGTCGCCACGGTCAGGCTCCCACGCCGAACAGGGCCGCCAAGCCGGAAGCGAGCAGCGGCAGGAAAGCGACGAAGGGAATGTCGCTGTCATCCTCGCCGCCGTATCCGCCACCGTACGTCCCGCTGGCGCCCTCTTGCGTCTCCGCGCGCTCCCCGGTCGGGTCGCCGAGGAACGTCACGTTGTCGGCGACGATCTCCGTGCGGTATTTCTTCTCGCCGCTCTGTTTGTCATCCCACGAGCGGGTCTGAATGCGCCCCTCGACGTAGAGCTTGGAGCCCTTGTGGACGTATTGGCCGACCACCTCGGCGGTCCGGCCAAAGGCGACGATCTGGTGCCACTCGGTCTGTTCCTGCTTCTCCCCGCTCTTGTCCTTCCAGCGGCGGGAGGTGGCGAGCGAGAAGTTGGCTACCGCGCCGCCGCTCGGGAGGCTGCGCAGCTCTGGATCCCGGCCAACGTGGCCGAGAAGTATCGCTTTGTTCACGCTCATGCTGCGGTCTCCTCGGAGGTCATGGATTCGTCAATGTCGTCAGGCAGCCACTCGCCGAGGTCGATGCGCTCGACCAGCGAGTCGAACTGGTGGGGCTTCAGGCCCCGCGGTCCGACGCCGAAGCGTTCCTCGGAGAGCTTCGTCACGATCTCAGCGGGTACGTCCCGCTCCTTGGCGAGCTTGGCGAGCCGCTTGAGGTCCGTGACGGACGGCCCCGATGGAGCAGAGGGCTCTTGCTTGGATGACGGGCCGTCCGACACGGTGGGCGCAGGTGCCGAGGCCGGCATCGCTGGCTTTGCGCCAGCGGGCAGCGCCCACTTCGGCAGCGCCGGTGGACGCCAGTAGAAGGTGGTGTCCTTGGTGTCGCCCTTGATCTTGGTTCTGGCGTAGATCGCCCCCGGCCCCTTCTCGACGATCTCGGCCCAGCCCTCGTCGAGGTTGTAGAGGTAACGCCCGATGCCCAGGGCGGCGCCGGCCCGCTTCATGGCGCCGGATAGTCCGCCCTTGACCGCCTCGATGTCGGTGTTCTCGGCGCCGTCTTCTCGCCAGCACCACTCCGCTTCAGGCGAACCGCGAAAGTAGATTCGGCAGACGACGCCGCCGTTCGGGCCGGTGCGGAATTGGTTCTTCCACCCGTCCACCCCGAACACTTCGTCTAGGCGCTCTTGGATGGCGCGGGCGGTGATGTAGGCGAGCACCTTGGCCCACAGCTCACCGTTGCCCTTCTTGCCGACTTGCGCGATCCGCCATTCGATGTCTTCGGCGGGGAATGGGTCGCGCAACCGTGCGTATTCGATGGTCACTTGTAGCCCTCCTTGAATGCCGTCCATGGTCCAGTGCAGCGCTCGCTCAACAGGGGGCCGACCGTCCGTTTGGTGCGGGTCAGGCGCAGCGCCGTGCGAAAGCAGTCGAGGCATGTAGTGCGGTAGGTCCGCGGGGTGATCAACTCAACCTCAACGCCCGGCCGGTGTCCAAGCCGTCGCGATGCGTCTGCCAGTTCGCCGGGGCTCATCCAGCCCTCCTCAAAGAGGTCACCCGCTCCCTCGCCTCCGCCCGCTCCAGCCGGGCCAGCAGCTCGCGGTCCATGGAGCCGTCCTCCGACCGGAACCCCAGCCTGTCGAGGTAGCCGAAGACCGCAGTCGAGGCAGAGCACGAGAGCACCACAGCTCCGTCGCACCACGCCTCCTTGCGGAGACAGTCCCGCACCTCGTCAGGGAAGACTTGGCCGTACTCGGGTCGCTGGCGGCGCGACGCCTCGGCGTATGCGCGGTCGCGGCACTCGCACTCACCAGGCTCAGGCGGCCGGATGTCCAGCTCCTCGTCCAGGCGCCCGGTGACGAGGAGGCGGGTGATGTCGGAGTCGCGGAAGCGGGGATCAGCCACGCTCGCCTCCTTCCCCGGAGGCGCGGTCGAGAGCGGCGAGGGTGTCCCATGCTCCGTAGAGCGCCAGACTTTCGGGGCGTCGAGCGTCCGCGCGATGCGGCACTGAGGCGCAGGCGACCAACTCTCCGTCGTTTCTGTAGTAGGTCTTGACCAGCAGAGCGATCGCGTCCCGCACCTCCTCGCTGACGCCCCCTTCGGGCGCCGGGGAGCGCTCCTGCCGAAGGGCTTGGAAGTCGCGCAGCTCCTCCTCATCACCAGCGGCCCTGACATACGCCTCTGCCGCGTCCCAAAGCTCTGCCGCCCCGCCAACCTGTAAGAGATCCTTACCAGTTGGTTCGGGCACCGGGGAGCGGCGGCCCTCACGCAGCAGTCGCAGCTCGCACAGGCTGCCGAGGATGCCGGCAACCGCCGACCCTGTAGCCGACGCCCCGCACGAGGCGCAGCAGCCGTCCCCGTCTACCGCGACTCCGGTGCCGCACTCAGGGCAGAGCGTTTCGGGGTTGGGCGAAAGCGGGAGTGGCGTGTCGGGCGCCGGGGAGCACGAAACGACGCCACCGCGGCGGCAGCGTTCGCACTCTCCAGAGCACGGCGCCGGGTTGCCCTGGTCGTCCACCTTGCAGCAGCCGCAGACCATTTGTCGGCAGGTGGGGCAGCCGTGCGTCGGCTCTACGCCATCCAGCTCCTTGCCGCAGCTCGGGCAGTAGCCGTAGTGGCCGTCGTCGGGCGCCGGGGAGCGGGAGAGGGCGGCTTCAAGGCGGCGCCAGTGGCCGAAGGTCAGCGCGTCGGTCAGCTTGTCAATGAAGTGGCCGTCCGAGCCAACGCTCCAGTTGTCCAGAGGAGAGGCGCCGAGAGGCTCGCTGTCATAGGCCGCGATCAGCTCCGCGAACGGCCGCGCCGCCCCCTGAAGCAGCCACCCCCACGCCTCCCGCACCCTCCGCTGGTGCAGCTCCCGGTCTCCCGCCGGGGGAGGCGCCGCCCACTTGTAGCCGTGCTCGAATGCGTTCCACAAAGCGCCTTCTGTGTGCTCGGGATCAGTCGCCCACTTCGTGGCGTTCGCGTAGCTGTCGCCGACCTTGTAGAACTCGAAGGCGTTGCGCACATTGCGCGGAGCGATGCCCATCACCGTCGTCGCCTCTTCGGCTGGCGGTCCCGCCGGGGGAGGCGGGGGAGGGGTGTAGAGGGGCGGGGCAAGGGCGGCATACCAGCCCGCGAAGAAGGCGTGCGACGGCGACCCCTTCGTCCGGCCGAGGCGCATCTCGCTGGCCCTATAGGCAGCCCATGCTTCGTCCACGTCCGCGATCGGCAACCCACCTGGAGTCGTGGGGCGCTGGCGCGCCACCGGCTCCGGCTCCCCGGCCGGCTCGACGGGCCAGTCGCCGTGTCCATTGCTGTGGTCTGCGGGCTCGTGCCCGGCGAACTTGCTGCACGGGTAGGCGGACCCATTCGGATCGGCGGCGCCGCACAGCGGCTTGGGCGGCCCGAACCCGGCGCGAAGGGCGATCTCGGGCGCGGAAAACTCGCACCGGGAGACGGTCAGGTGTCCATAGGGGAGAAGGCAGACCCAGGACGACAACACAGGGTGCCGCATGCCGCACTTCGGCCTTGGCGGCTCCCCGGCCGGCGGCTCGGGGGTGGAGACCTCCTCGTCAACGTCCTCCACCAGCATTCGCCCCGGCAGCTCCTCGTTCGGGTCGAGGTTGAAGCGGCGGCAGAGATTCACCGCGTAGCCAGATCCGACAGCCAGGGCCTCGACGACGGCGTGCCACCGGACGCCTCCCGCGGGATGGCGAGGTCGGGCGTTCCGCACCGCCCGCCTCACCAGCTCTTCGTCGCTGATCTCCGGTGTGGCGCTCTCGGCCTCCCCCGTCTCCGGTGACGGAGGCTCGGCGTCACCCGGCTCCTCGAAGGGCGCTCGCTCGGGGTCAGGCTCGACCGCTTCGATCTCCGCCTCCGGTGACGGTGCGGGCGGGGAGGCTTCAGAGGGATCGGCGCGTTCGCGGTGCCACTGATCCACGAGCCGCTCAACGCCCGCGCAGGTCGAAGCCCCAAAAGGGCCGCCCGCAGCGAACTCGGGACGAGCGCCCTCAGCCCTCCAGCCGCCGCCGCGATGCTCGAAGACGCGGAAGCCGCGGTAGACGTTCCAGGGCGCCGCCCCTTCCGTCTCTGCGGGGCGGGCCTCCCCTCGCGCGACTTGGCTGGCAAGCGCTACGGCGCCGCGGAGGCGCAATTGAGCGTGGTGGCTCCCGACGTGAGGCATGGCCGATTCGGCGGCGACTACCAGGCTCCACAGCGCCGAAACGAGCGCACCGGGCTTCTCTGCGGGGCGGGCCGAGGGCGGCGGCGGAGCGGACGCGGCGCCGCGCTTCCATAAGACGTTCCCGTGCGGCTCCTTCAGCCACTCGGCGTACTCCTCGAAGTCGAAGCGCGGCGTCTCTGCAGGGCGGGGAGCGGCGAGGTTGAGTAGCGATACGATCTCGTCGAGTGATCGCCGAGCGTCGCTCAAGGCCCATGCGCCGACGCTGCCTCGACGGTAGATCCCGAAAGGCGGACCGTTCGGAGCTGTATCGACGTACCACTCGCCCGTTTCGCGGGCAACCGCGGCCGCCTCTTCGGCTCCAGGGGTGGGGCCGATGCCTGCGTAGCTGCGGGCCACCTCTTCGCGGACCTGCGCCTCGCAACCCTCAGCCGGCCGCAGCAGCCCGGACTTGATGAGATTGTCGGCGGCCGCGTAGTCCCGGGCTTGCGGCTGTGGGGCTCCAGGGGTGGGGAGGGCGGAGCGAAGAAAGTCGGCGAGGATGGCTTCGCGCTCCGACGCGTAGTCATCGTAGCCGGCGGCGGCCAAGGCTAAGTTGTGAACCGCTCGCGCGATCCGGTCGGCGGGGTCATCCATCACGCAGCTCCTCCGCCGAGACGCGAGAGCAGCTCACCGAGCGAGGCGGCCCGCTCCGCGTCCACCCCAGCCGGCAGGTGGCCGTCCGGGGTCGGCTCGTCAGGGTGTAGGTCTAGCTCGATGTCGCCCAGCTCCAGTTCTCTACGCCGGGAGTAGGGCGGCTGGGGGAGCGCGTCAGCACCCTTCATCCCAGCCCGCTCGGTTACCTCGGCGCCGTGCTTCCGGATGATGAACGCCTCTTGCCGCATGATCGTCGCCGCGTAGTGAAGCGCGTCGCGGTGGCTGTCGCGCCAACCGGTCGGCCACGTGTCGACGTGTGTTGCGATGCGTGAGGCGGCGGCGACCAGCAGGTGCTCCGCGACCTGCACCAGCTCGGCGTCTGTCACACGCGACGAGAGCAGCCCGTCGGCCGACAGCCAACCGAGGAGCTGGTAGAGGTACTGCTGTTCGAGGTCTTCGGTGCTAGTATTTCGTTTGTGGGGCATCGGTGTTGCCCTTTCTGCCCCGTCCCGGCTTCCGAGCGCCGGGGCGGGGCGTAGTCGTTTCAGACGAATTCCACCTTCGGGCAGAAGCGCTGCTTGCGGGCGCGGAGGTAGGACAGGACCAGCGGATCGCGGGCGGTCACGTGATCCCAAGCGACGAGGCCGCCGACCACCAGTCCACCGGCGAGAAGCACTAACCCGAACGCCACCAGGAAGAGCGAGGGGTCGTCGAGAACAATGACGACGAACAGCGACAAAAGAGATCCGGCCAGACAGGAGCTGAGGGCCAGCCTCAAGAGCCGCGGCACGCGGTGGCTCCGGATCGGCCATGCGAGCGAGTACAGGAGCAGGCCCCAAAGCATCAAGGGGCTTGCGACAACTCGCCAGAAGACGACGCAGAGAGATGCGTCATCCGGCACTTCGTCGGCGCCAAGATAGGCAAGCCGGACCAGCCAAGAGCCTCTTTTCAGTTGCACGTTCTCTCCTCCTCGGTCAGTCGTTTCAGGGGCAGGGCGGCGCCGGCAGTGCCCTGTAACCGGCGTGGTCGCCGCGTTCGTTGAACAGGCTCTCCCGGACCGGGCTGGCGCTCTCCCGCGGGAGCGGTTCACGTTCCGAGTCGACGGCGTCGAGCAGGCAGTGGCGCCCGCGGCTGAAGGTCGCCTCATCCGGTCCCTTCTCGTCGCGGCTCATGCCGCGCTCCTCAGCCCGTCGAGCGCCACCTTCCACCCTCCGAAGGAGTCTCCGAGGCAGGCGAGGTCTTGGCGGGTGATGTACTGGTACCGCCTCCCGTCAGCGTCCTCCCGCCACACGGTGTCGTGCTGCCCTCCCGGCGTCAGGTGCGGGATGCCGTTCAGCCCCGCCGTCCCGTGCCGCATCCTCCGGCGCTTGCCGAGGATGGGCGGGTGGGTGCGGCGCTGGGCGTAGCGGCTCTGGTAGCCCGGAAGCAGCATGGCCGCCGCCTTCGCGGCCTTCTTCTTGGCCGCCTGCTGCCTCCGGCGCTCGCTCTTGTTCGCCATCAGTTGAAGCCTTCGATGAAGTCGCGCATCGACTGCGTGGTCTTGAGGTGCCCGGCGAGGCGCAGGGACGCCATCAGCGCTTTCCCGGGGTGTGTCACCGTCTCCGGGTGCTTGCCGAGGTATGAGAGCATCGAAGCCATCGCTTGGTCGATGTCATTGGAATCGACGTACTCCAGCGCCCTGGTCTTGCACCAATCGAGGTGTTCGTTTCTCGTTCGCACAGCGTCCCTCCCTTCGGTCAGTCGTGGACTCGACGCTGCCCCGGTGGTATCCCCGCCTCGGCCTTGCACCGGGTCGTGGGGCTTTTGGTCCCCAGGCGGGCGCCGGAGCAGCGTCCAGTCCACGAGTTGTCAAATCCGAGGCGGCACCGCAGCGGGCGCCGGTCTTCGCCCTGCCGCCTCGGCCCTGCTACCGAGTCCGGGACTCCCCTGTTAGAACGGCCCCGTAGTCCGCTGCTGCGGCGCAGGCTTTGGGGTTGGAGCGGTGCTCCAGAGAGGGCGGGGCGCCCGGCATCGTCCCGAAGGAGTTTCCAGCCGAGCCCGTCGCGTGCGCGTCCCTTGCGGGCCGTCGCATGTCCTAGCGATCCGGGTGAAGTCGGTGCATCCGAAGACCACCGCTGTCGGAATCCCGCAATCGGTTCCCGCCCTCACTGCAGCACCGCTCAAGGTTCTCTCCTCAGTCGTTCCTCGCCTCCACAGGCCGCCCCGACGACGGGGGACGTGTGGGATGTACTGCTGGGCTGCTGTTGGCGGGCCGGCTCACGAACGACAGCCGGATCGTTGGTGGCGTTGGGATACGCCGAGGCAGCCTGTGCAGGCGAGGACTTGGAGCGCGAAGCGAGGTAGCGGGTGACGAGCAGCCGCGCCCGTGCGATCTCAGCGGCGAGCCGGTAGCGGTGCTCTTCCGCCGGCATGCCTTCGACCAGCACGATCCACGGAGAGTCCGGGTGGCGACGGCCGGAGAAGAGGGAGGTCATGCGGACCTCCGGCGGCGCTCTAAGTGAGCGGTCTTGTAGGGCGCGCAGTAGGCGGTGTGCGCTCGCGTGCAGGGCCGACAGCGGCAGCCGTAGTTCGTGTAGGTGCTGGTCGTCCCGTGCGTCGGGTTTGCCTCGCCGCGGAGGAAGCTCTCGCGCAGGTCGGCTACATGTTGAAGCTGTGCTTCCCGGCAGTCGGCGCAGCGGCATCCATGGTTGGCGTAGCCGGCGTGCGTTCCGTGTGGGACGCGGCTGAGGTCCCCCTCGGCGACTCTTTGTCGAAAGCGTTGGCGGCGGGCGCGGGAGTCGGCTGCATGGGCACCACGGCAGGCGTCACACCGGCACCCTTGCTGATAAAGCGAGTCGGTCCCGTGCTCGCTCACCGCTGGCCTCCCTTCGCCTCGACGATCGCCGTCATGAGCGCCCGCCTCAGCCCCTCAGCCGTCTCCACCGGGATGGTCGCCACCATCGACAGAGGAGGAGAGCCGGAGACCACCAGCACGCCTGAGAGCGCGACGGTGACGGTGCCTGCCTTGGGGTCAGGGGTGACCGAGAGGGCGGTCACACCGCGCTCCGAGCGCGAGCCGCGGCATCACTCAGGAAGGCGAGGGGGAGCCGCCGCTCCTTGGAGGCATGGTTGTAGACCTGCTCCAGGCTGAGCACGTAGTCGCGGATGCTGCGCTGCCTTTCCAGCAGGTGGTTCCACTTGCCGAGCCTCCTCTCCAGCTCGGTGAGGTCAACTTCCTCGACGATCACGACGCGGGAAGCCGCCTGAACGAACGGCGTCGTGGTGGCGAACGCGCTGCCCGCCTCCTTGGCGGCCGCGACGAGCCGGGCCACCGCCTCCGCGTGTTGGCGGCCCGCAGGAGTCACTCGGTAGTTGCCCGCCTTGAACCCGGGGTACTTGTTGTGACTGGCGGCAAGCTCACCGGCGAGCATCCCGATGCAGCAGCCGAGCGGGAGGTCCGTGCGCGTCCAAAACTGCTTCACCTCGACGTAGTAGCCGCGCCCCTCGCGAACGTAGGAGGTGAGGTAGTCGGCCAACGACCACGGCTTCGTGGCGGCCTCCAGCTCGTGAATGCCGATATCCCCGTCGTCGGCGAGGACGTAGTAGACCGGGATGCCAAGCTCGCGGGCGACGGCGAAGCGGTGGTGTCCGGCTTTGATCTTCAGCTTCGTGCCGTTCGGGACGCAGTGGAGTGGGTACTGCGGCAGGAAGCCATACCGCTCCATGCTCTTGCGCAGCTTGTCGGGCTCCGTGTCCCGGTTCTGTGGGTTCAGCTCGAACTTGTCGTAGTCGCGGGTCGACAGCAGCTTCGGTGCGGCGGCGGTGGTCATGCGGTCTGCTCCTCCCTGTTCAGCTCATTGGCGATCCAGTCGTTCACCCGGAAAAGCGCAGCCACCCGATGGGGGTCGGTGCGGCTGATGCGTTCCAGTTGGCTGATCGCGGACTCGGCGAAAGCCATCGCGTCGGAAATCTCGGCGGGGGGGATGCGCTCGGGAAGCCGCAACGGTTCCGGCGCCGTCTCCGCTCGCCGCCCGATGTTCGTGGTGTCCTGCTGGTAGGTGGTCCCGCCGCGGGTCACTTCGCGAATCGCGGGCCGTTCTATCTTAGGTTCGTCCTGAGATAGCACCTCGTCACGGCGCAAGCGGCTGACCCATGATTGGTCGACGCCGCAAGCCTTCGCGATTTCGCTGTCGCTCAAGGACACCCACTCGAAATCGTTGAGAAGGGTGAAAACAGCCTTCCGCTTGTCGGCATTGGAGCGGCGCAGCCCGTGGGCTTGATTCGCCCCCACGCTGTAGAGGATCGCGTCCCGCCGCGTGCCGCTCTTGACCTCCGGCCGGCAGCTCGTCAGCCCTGCCCGCTTCATCGCGTGGTACCGGTGGAAGCCGTCCGCCAGCCAGTACTCGGCGCCGTCGTGGAAGACGACCACCGGCGGGAACTCGGCGTCACCCTCCATCGCCTCGGCGTACTCGGCGACGGTGGTTTCGTTGATCTCCGCCCGCGGCTGCGTGTCGCCGTCCAGGCGGATCAGGTCGAGGTGAAGGGGCTTGCCGCTCACGCTGCCGCTCCAGCCTTCCGCTCGCCGGAGTCGGCGGGCTCCAACTCCCACCCATCTGCCGGCGAGTTGAAGAGCCGCTGCAAGATGCCGGTGTTTGCGCCATCCGGGCGCCCGGCCTCGCATAGCCAGACGCGCACGGTTGAGGCGGCGAGTGGTCCCTTGTCGATCTTCCGGCGCTCCGCCGAGACCATCGCCGCCACGTCCTTGTCGGTGAGTCCGCGCGCCCGCATCGTGTCGCGAAGGTGGCGCGCCGAGGGTCGGTAAGTTGCCATGCGCAGCACCATAGCGTCTTGCGGCTTACCTGTCAAGCCCCTCCGCGCATGCTGCTTGACACAGCAAGCCAGCGCGGCTAACATGCGCGATGCTATGGGCGTAGAGCGCACCATTGCGCTGCACAGCGCAGCGGAGTACCCTGGGAGGGTGACTCACCCTTTGGCCGGCTTGGGGCCGGCGCTTGCTGTGCTGCGGAACCGCCGCGGCATGACTCAGCGGGAGCTAGAGGAAGCCGCCGACGTGGCCGAGAACAGCGTCAGTCGCTTCGAGAACGGCAGGCACATGCGGCTGGACATTCTCAGCCGTCTCCTTGCAGCGCTTGGTGCCGACCTGTGCGACCTCGGAGTCGAGGCGCGAAGGGCGGTGGAGGTGGGCGAGGGCGAGGCAGCCGAGCCTCGCAGCCCCTACCACTACATGGCGGTGGAAACCGGGGCCGTATCAGAGCGCCGCCGGCTGGCGCTACTAGAGCAACGGCAGGCGGAGCTGGAATTGAGGCTGGCGGGTCTGGAGGACAAAGGCATAGCGGGGCGGGAGTGAACTCATGGGATTTGAAGAGCTAGCGCAGCGCGCGAACGACTGCCGGGTGGCCGGCAGGCACGAGGAGGCGGCGGAGCTGTTCGCCAGGGCGGAGGACGAGCTTTCGCCGGACGTCGAGGACCGGCGCCGGGCGCTGCTCCTGTCGTTGCAGGCGACGCTCGACCGGGACATGTGCCGCTACGGCTCGGCGCTCGACAAGCTGACCCGCGCCGCCAGGCTCTACCGCCTACACGGTGACAGCGACGGGCTCGCCCGGTGCGATATCAAGCGCGGCATCGCCCTCGACGACATGGGCGAGCACGAGGCGGCGAAGGCGGAGTTCGGCTCGGCCTGGAAGCGGGTGCCTCCAGACTCCGACCTCCGGGTCATGGCGGTCTACAACATCATCAACGCCGAGGTGTGCCAGGGGAACATCGCGCAGGCGCGGGCGATGTTCGAGGCGATGCGCCCGGCCGCAGATCTCATGGTGGAGCAAGGCGACCCGCTCGGCCATCATCTGCGGGTGCACTGGACCGAGGCCGAGATTCTGCTCGGCGAGGATCGGGTCGAGGAGGCCCGCTCAATCCTACGGGAGGTGTCCAGCCACTACGCGGCGACGGGCTCGGCGATCGACGCGTGCCGTGCCCTGACGGACTTGGCGGAGTGCGCGGTGCGGCTCGGAGAGTTGCCGGAGGCCGACGCGACCGCCTTGGTTATCGCCGGCCTGATGGCGAGGATCGGCCCGCGGGAGTCAGAGACGGTGCGGAAGATAGTACTGGCGCGGATGTCTCGGCGCCAGTACTCCGAGGCCGTGTTGAAGATGGTCCTGCTACGGAAGGGTCCGGCCCGTGTCCTGCGAGGCTAGCCGTCAGGGTCCATTGAAGGATTCGCTTCCGTGCCGTTGTCGCATGCGGCGCAGGCGTCGCTCGTCGCGTCTTCCGGCACCGGCTCGACGGCCGGCTCCGGTTCCTCAGAGCTCGCGCTCACCCCGACCACCTCGAGCACGTCTCCCCAGGCAGCGGAGAGCCACCCCCACCAGCCCGCCGGCCCGTCCATCGGCCCCGCCATCGCCGGCGAAGCCAGCAGCAGAGACAGGAGCAGGCACCCCGTGAATCTCTTGGTCCTCAGCATCTTCGACTCCCTCATCAGAGTGCGTCAGAGCGCCGTTGCCCTGGCGCACCTGGAGTCTACTCCATGCGGGTGACAGAGGAGGGCGCCAGTGCTCTGGCAGGGGTGGCCGTCGTGCTCGTCATCGTCGCTGCAGGGATGATCGGCTGGTCTGCGGAGAGCGAGGGGATCGGCAAGGTGCTGGGGTTCCCGGCGGCTGCGGCGGCGCTGTTCGCGGCGTTGGTGTGCGGCGGGCTGGCGGTGGGGTGGTGGTGGCGGAGCAGGGAGTAGGGGCGGCCGGCCGGACGGAAAACCGCCCCCAGGTCACGGACCCCGCCGCAAGGCATTTGGGATCTGCTGGGGGCGGGCGTCCCCCGAATCTGGTAGACTCGGGGTGTGATGGACGCGGCAACTGCTGTACCCAATCCCGAGTATAGCACCGGCACGATTCGCAACCTCTCCGGCCTAGAGGTTGGAGCACCCCTTTCGCGAGGAAGGGCTACAGGCGCGCGTCCACGCGGTCTTCAGAACGCCATCTCTCAAATCCGGGACACCGCCGACCCTGTGGACCCGGTCCTGACTGCCGAGGGGCGGGTGGCGGGCGTGCGAACACGCTCAGGCGCCGAACTAAGCGGCGCAGCACACGGTCTGAGCTAGACGGATTCCACCGCGCTCCAGGGGCGCACGCTCTGAACGGCCTGTAGGGCTGTAAGGCCCTCTCCTCTAACATCAGGGGAAATGGGTAGGCTTTGGACTTACGCCCGGTTACCTCTGATGCCCCGTTCCCGCCTCAGCGCCCCGCAGCCACCGCAAGAAGCGGCGGAGGCGGGAGGGGCGAGCGGCGTACCGCTCCCGGAACTCGGCCCACTCGGCATCCTCCGCCAACCGATTCTGCGCCAGCATGTTTCGCATGCTCTCCGGGCCCGGCTGCGCCAGCGGGTGCATGTTCCGCATCGCCTCCGGGTCCTGGCAGTTCATCCCCGCCAAGCTCGTGAGCCTTCCGCAGTGGCATCGTTGGGTCGTCATGGTTTCCTCCTCTCCTCGTCGTACATCCTCCGCACCGCCAGGTCCACCACGCGGCTGACCGGCAGGTCCATGACCTCGGCCAACGCGGCCAACAGCTCATGGGTGTCCGCGCCAAGGGTGAGCACCTTCACCGGCCGGGTGCGCTTGTAGGTCGGCTTCGGGGGCTTCGGGCGGCGGCTAGCCACGGCTGGCCTCGGCCTTCGACAGGCGCGCCCACACCTCGGCGTCGGTGGTCAGCAGGTGTTCGTTCGCCAGCGTGACCCTGGTGGACGCCATCACGACCACGACATTCCCCGCCTCCGGGACCACAACCAGCTTGCCCGGATGCGTGCGGATGCGCAGGCCGTCGCCGTCGCGCTCGGCGTGGATGTAGCGACCGTCCGGCAGGTCGATTCTCAGAAATTCAGCCATCGCTTCTCTCTCCTCTCTTCGTTCGGGACTCCGTTGCCCGCTCCACCCCGCCGACCCGGGAGCCGACGGGGTGGCACTGGAAACGGAGCGGGTCAGGAGCGGTCCAGGGCCGACCAGCGCTCGGCCTCCGAAAAGTCCTCACGCAGCGCCTTCAGCGTCGGGTACGTCGCGGCGTGTGGCTCCCTGGAGGCGGCCCTCATCGCAGCGTAGCCGTGCGGCTGGTAGAAGTAGGTGCCCACCGCGTCGTCGGCGGCAGGGGTGGTGACTTGGTTGCGGTCCGGGTCGACGGTAATGGCCTGCCAGCGGGACTTCCGGCGGATCGCGTAGGTCGTCATGGTCGTCATGGTCGTCATGGTCGTCTCTCCTCTTCTCAGATTCCGGTCCATCCGGGCTCTGCCGCTGCCCGCCATCGAGTGGACGGGCAGAGACCGGGGTCGGGGGTCAGGTTGCCTTCTTGTCCACCGTCAGCAGCACGACGTTGACGTTCGTCCCGCACTCCCGGAAGCTCCCCTCTGGCAAGTCCTGGAACCGGCCGCCCAGCTTCTCGACCTGCGCTCGGAACGCTTCCGCCTTCGGGGTGCTGGCGTACTCCGCCGAAGCGCTCATGATCGCCACCAGGCGCCCGCCCGGCTTCACGAAGCGCAGAGCGTGGTGGGCGTGGTCGATGTCGCGGCCTCGGTCGAACGGCGGGTTCATGACGACTCGGTCGTAGATCGGTTCGGCTGGCATCGCCAGGAAGTCCCGCGCCAGCACCCGAGCGCAGTAACCGGCCCGGCGCAGGTCGGCGGCCAGCTCGGGTTGAATCTCGACCGCCGTCACGCGGTGGCCGGCGGGCTTGGTTTCCCTACGGTCGCGCCGACCGTTCGCCGCCACCTCGTAGCCCGCCACCCGCCGCGCCAATTGGCCCGTGCCGGCGCTCGGCTCTAGGACTTGCAGGGGGTCGTCGCTGTAGAGGTGCGCTTCTCGGATGACCCAATCGGCCAGCGAATCCGGTGTCGGGAACAGCCCGAAGTTGCGGGCGGGTGCGCGTTCGATGGCGCCGGAGAACGGCTTCTCTGGGTCCGGCTCCCGCTCGGCCTTCCCCCAGCCCAGCCCCGCGCCGTAGTAGTCGGCCAGAAGCCTGTTGACCTTCGCCAGCAGGTCGTTGCGCCGAAACCACAGGTGAGCGTTTCCGTTCTTGAAGACGCGAATCTCGAAGTAGTCTCCAAAGTGGCGACTCTGCCGGCGGTCGAAGCCATTGCGCCGGCCCGCTTCGATGGCGCCGACGATGCCGCCATAGGCGGCGGTCGGCTTCTTGCCGTCGAGAATCAGAAACACGCGCTCGATGTCGAGGATGGTGTCACGCACGCCGTCGTAGTGGTTCCACGATCCCCAATCGTTGAACGCATAGGTCAGGATGAGGCGGGTTCCGATCTTGAAGCCGTCGTGCGAGCGGAAGCGCCGGTCAAGCTTCGAGAACGCCGTCGCAATGCCGCGCTTCCAGATCTCCCCGGCGTTTTCCCGGAACGTCTCCAGCGTGGCGAGGATGTTGTCGACGGTGACCGGCGGCAAGCCGCGGGCGGCCTCGGCGTTGTCGATCAGCCTGCCGGTGTTCCGGTCGACCTCCTCCGGGACGTAGGCCATCTGCTTGCGCAGTTTGTCCTTCGCCGTCCGGTCCATCAGGACTTCGAGCTCGGTGTGGGCGATGACGGCTCCCCACACTTGCAAGTCGGTCAGCCGCCGGGCGACGCGCTTGTGCGCCTCTACGTTCGGCGGCTCGACAGCCTTCTGAAATTCCTCGATTTCCCGAGCGTGGCCCTCGACGTAGGGCGCTGAAAAGGCTCCGTCTCCGCAGGCCAGCGCCACGCTCTTCTGCGCCTGCCGGAGCGTGACGTGGGCGGCCTCAAGCTGGTCAAAGAACTCCTCATAGAGCCGGACCGCGTCGTCCCTGCGCGCCACGATGTTGGCGATGGTGTCGCGCGGGATGAGCTGCCCGCCCGGTTCCGGCTCGTCGTCGAACGACCGTTGCTGCATCGGCTCGGCCGGCATCACTCCACCCCCATGGCGAGCCGGGCGAAGTGCGCGGCGTCCGTCGCCACCGCGGCGACGAGGCGAACTTGACGCTCGGTGAAGTCGGCCCGGTCTTCGGTGGCAGCTCCCACAACGCGCCCGCCGAGATCAGCGGCATTCATAGCGGCTTCCAGCGCATCAGGCGTGCTCAGCCGGATCACCCTCACCGGCGGCGGGAAGGTGTCGCAGATTACGCATGTCGCGCAGAGGTAGGCGTTGTCGTAGAGGTCGCGGAAGGCGGCTGGCTCCCCGCAGTGGCGGCAGTCGTGGCCTTCCTCGGCCTCGACAACGGAGGAGGGCGGCAGCGGGTGGACCTGCGGGGCGGTCATCGGTCCGGCTCCAGGGTCGCGGAACGAAACGGGAAGATCGACGCCGGCGGCCTTGGCTTCGATGCGCTCCTGGAGCTCGGCGCAGGCGCCGCACAACTCCGGGTAGGGACGGGCGGGCACATAGAAGATCTTGGCGACACACCCGGCGGTGGCGCAACTGATGAGCTGGGCGGTGTGCTGCGGGGCGGTCACGAGCGCACCTCGCCTTCCTGCCGCAGACGCGCGCCGCGGGCCGTCGTCAGGTAGAAGCCGTGGCCGTCATACCGCACCTCTCCCAGCAGGTCATCGGACCCGCCGAGACAGGCGAGCAGGTCGTACAGGCGAGGCCATGCAGCGCCCGAAACGCCGAACTCCAGCAGGTCGATCGCGAGCAGCCGCACCTTCGCGGGGTCGGGCTTCCAGGCCGGGGCGGTCACTTCAACACCTCGGCGGCGAAGGCGCTGGCGACTTCGCCGCCGACCTCCGCAAGCGCGGTCCCCTCGGCAGTGAAGTACAGACGCTCTATGCCGTCCCCGTCGCCCGCCGTGTAGACGAGTCTGGCCGACTCCAGATGCGACAGCAAGCGGCGGTCTGCGCGGGCGCCGAGCAGTTCGACATCGCCAACTTCGAGCGGCAGCAGGTCTGCCCAGTCGCGAGCGGCCGCGTGGTAGAGGGACAGCAGGCGGAGGGCGTTCGGCGGCAGGTTGGCGGCGGTGGTCGTCATGGGTCTAGCTCCTCTCGGTCAGTGTGCGACCATTATACACGGTGTGGAGACGGTGTCAAGTGCCTGGACGAACTTTCTTCGGCTTCGTCTCGGCCAGCCACCGCCGGTGGTACTCGGCCACCGCGAGTTCGATGACGGCCGTCCGCGTCCGCTTCGTCTCGGCCGCCAGCTCTGCCAGTTGCTCCGCTGCCTCCGGGTCGAGGACGACTCCGATTCGCACTCCCTTGCGGCTACCCATGCGCTATCTCCTGTCGTGATATTAGAGGGTTGACCAGTCGCCGCGATTATACACCGTATCGGGACGGTGTCAAGCGGCCCCTCTCCTACCTAGGGGGCTGGAGAGCGCCGCCGACCACGGGGACGATTCGGGGATTGGCTCAAGATGTAGTGCAGTTGCTCCGCCCCTTCCCCCGCATCAGGTGCTACAATAGGTGGCATGACTGTCAAAGAGAAGACGCCTGCGCCTGCGAAGCCCCTTGGCTTCTTCGATCTGTTGCTCGCCTCGACGCGCACCTCCGGGACTACCATGAGCCCGATGGAGTCGCGCCTCGTAGAGATCGCCGTGAAGCTGATGCAGAACATGGTCTTGCAGGTGCGCTGCGCAGAACCGTCGCGGGAGCCGCTACCGCTCTCTGCCGAGGTGGTCGAGTATGCCGCCCGCCTGTCGCTGGTAGGGGCTGCCGAGATGGAGTCCCAGCTTCACCGGTTGCGGGATGCGGCGACGAGTAGGCAACACGAGTGAGGACCGAGCGCATGACGGCCACGAAGGGCGGCGACGAGCGCGAGCGAACGGCGGCCGAGTTCATCGCCCACCTGCTCGAAGTAGGGGATTGGTACGCCAGCGCTATCGAGCTAAACCCCTACGCGCCGCGCGGTGAGTCCGGCGAGGCCCTGAAGCGGGAAGCCCTGGAGATAGTGGCGCGGGAGAGGGCGAGGCCATGACACGAACCGAGCTGTTGCGGCGGCTGGAGAGGCTGGAAGATCCGCTCGCCCTACTGGCGATCCGGCTGGAGCGGGGGTGGCACCGGGCCATGCTCTTCCTCGGCGTGGACGCCTTCGACCCGGAGGCGACCCGCGCGCGCACCCGGAGGATCGGCGAGCTGACATCCAAAGCCCTGCCAATCGTGGAGAGGCGAGTGGAAGCCGCTTTCAAGAGGATGGCGCGGTCGGCCGCCGAGTGCGGGGCCGCCCTCAAGTCGTCGGCTGAGGCGGCAGAGAGCTAGGCATGAACCCCACCGCGAACGAGAGCAAGGTAGCCCGCAGCCTGCTCGGCGTCTACGGCTACTCCGCCAAGTGGCAACCCGAGAACCATCGGCCGCCGATTGGAGGGACGGGAGAGAGTCGTCCCGTCGTCGGCCGCGTCACCTTCGGCCTTCCAGACTGGACGCGCAGCCGAACTCACGCGAACCCGCCTCCCCGGTCAGCCCCGCCTCTCGCGAACGGCGCACGTCTAACCCCTGAAGAGCGTGAGACGGTAGCGATCGCGAAGGTAGGCGCTGTATCTACGCTGTCAGACAAGCTGGTCGCCATCATCGAACGGCTGGCCGGCGAGACGGTGAAGGCGGCGGACGAATGAAACGCCCTAGCCGGCTGGCTGGAGGGCGGTTTGTGAGCTACGCGGTCAAAGCCAATAACGAGTTCCACGCGGGCTGGGTCGCCTGCCTCTTGGGGGAGCCGCGCAAGAAGGGCGCGTCATGCGAGGCGTGGGGTGAGGGCTGGGACATGGCTTCTGAGTCCCTCGATCCCTTGATGCTCGCCGCCATTAAAGGTATGCGCAAACTCGGACAGCTCATCGTCAAGACGGCGGACGAATGAGCTGCGAGCACCGCTGGCACGAGCTAACGTTCTCCTTCCTCCGCGTTTGCGAGTATTGCGAGGCCGAAGAGACTACGCCTGAAATGGCGGCCTTTCAGCGCGCAGCGGCCGACCTTAAGGCCGCGCTGTTGGCGGAAGTCGAGCCGCTGGTAGACAGGCTCACCCCGGCCATCCTGTGGCTGGACAGGCTGCTCCGGAGGGTGGTATGAGCGCCGTCCGGACGATCCCCTGGGAGCGCTGGAACCGCATGACGGACGCGGACAAGAGCGCCGAGTTGCGCAAGCTGGCCGAAGAGACGCGCGGCTCGGGCAAGGTGATGGTGCGCAGTGAGTCGCTGTGGAGCTACCTGCTACGGCTGTTGCGGAGGGCGGCATGACGCACCCGATGCAGCCGGTAGACCTCGACGCCGAAGGGGTTGTGCGCTTCCACGGGAACGCGATCGTCCGCCACCTTTTGGATGTCGCCACGATCGGCCTGAACGAGATCGCCGCCTTGCCATTCGAGCGCGAAGACCACGAGCAGCTAGCCCAGCTCCTCGGCTACAGCGTTGACGGCTTCTGTGACCTGCCCTATGCGAGCGAGGAAGCGCGGGAGAGGGCGATAGCGCTCGCCGAAGAGCTGAGTACCGGACGCCAGAAGGCGGGTCGCGTTGGGTGGTCGGCCGATACGATAGTTTTCGCTAGCGAGGAGGATAGAGAGGAAGCTGTGGCCCTAGTCGAAGCGCTCTCTAAGGCGCTCGGACGCGACCGACCGGAAGCTGAGACACTGGCGCGAATCGAAGCCACGCTGCTGCGGATGGAGCGCCTACTGGCGCGAGCCGTTCCGCACGAGGGGCCGTGCTGATGCTCGCTTCCTCCCCACCCTTCGGCTGCAACCTCTGCGGATGGACCGGCGACCGGAGCGCCACAACGCTTCACCCTTCCGGCGCCCGCGGCTGCCCGGCCTGCACTGCTACAGAGGGCCTTACGCCCATCGCCGTGACTGGCGCGAAACTCGTGAAGGAGAGCGGGCTTGATGAACGGTTTTTCTCTCCTGCGATGCCTCCGGACACGCACCCTCTACGGTTAGAAGCGTGCCGTTCGTGCGGCGGGCCAACATGCCTAGACGGCGTGCGATACTTCTTCGCCTGGCCGTTCGGTGGCGTCGGCGAGACGGTAGCGCCAGGCCTCCAGGCGGAGCCTCTGTGCGATGGTTGCGAAAAGACTCTAAAGGCCAATGAAGTGCTCGCCGCGCTGCATCCCGACCACCGCATGCGCTTTCCTCAACGGGAGCATTCGCGCTGATGCCCTCCCGCCCCACAGCAGGGAAGACCGACGAGCTGGCCTTGCGCTACGTCCCCCTCGACCAGGTGCAGCGGTGGGACCGCAACCCCAAGCGCCACGACTTCGGCGCTCTCATCCAGTCGATCCAGCGCTACGGCTTCAAGGACCCGCCGAAGGTCGAGCCGGCCCTGAACGGCGGGGAGGGTGGAGTTGTCGAGGGCAACGGTCGCGCCGAGGCCCTGGCGATGATGCAGGCGGACGGCGCCGAGGCTCCCCGTGGCATCGCGGTCGACAAGCAGGGCCGGTGGTGCGTCCCGGTCCTCTTCGGCGTGGACGCTCGATCGAAGGCCGAGGCGGAAGCCTACGGGGTGGACCACAACAACCTGACGCTCTCCGGCGGCGACCTCGGGATCGACGCGATCCTCGGCATCTGGGATGAAGACCCGCTGCGCGACCTTCTCGCCAGCCTGGCGGCTGACGGCGAGATGCCGGTGTCTCTCGACGGCGACGACCTCGACGCGCTGCTGAACCATCCGGGCGAGGTAGTAGAGGACGAAGCCCCCGAGCCTTCGAACGAACTCCAAGAGAAGTGGCAGGTGAAGACCGGCCAGCTCTGGGGCATCGGACGGCATCGGGTGCTGTGCGGGGACTCGACGAAGGTGGAGGACACGGGGCGGCTGATGGGCGGAGAGCGGGTTGGACTCTGCTTCACCTCGCCACCCTACGCACAGCAGCGCGACTACACCGCAGAAGCGAAGGCGGGACTGGCGGATTGGGATGCGCTGATGCAGGGCGTCTTCGCGAACGTCCTGATGACCGACGACGGGCAGGTGCTCGTGAACCTCGGTCTCGTTCACAGGGACGGCGAGTGGCAGCCCTATTGGGACGGCTGGATTGCTTGGATGCGAGAGCAGGGATGGCGGCGATTCGGGTGGTATGTGTGGGATCAGGGGGCTGGAATGATGGGCGACTGGAACGGTCGCCTCGCGCCGTCGTTTGAGTTCATCTGGCACTTCAACCGAGCGCCTGTGAAAGCGCGTAAGGCGCGGGAGTGTAAGCACGCGGGGGAGGCACACGGGGGCAAGGGGCAGCGCGGGGCAGACGGAACAGTCAAGGCGCGACACAGCGGCAAGGCGCCAGTGCGGTCGCATGCCATTCACGACAGCGTGCTCCGCGTTCCTCGCCAGGGCGCAGCGAGGGGGGCCCTTGGGCATCCAGCGCCGTATCCTGCCGGCCTGCCGGGACGCATCATCGAGTCCTGGCCCGGGAACGTCTACGACCCCTTCCTCGGCTCCGGCACCACCCTAATCGCAGCAGAGCAGCTCGGCCGCCGCTGTTTCGGCTTGGAGATCAGCCCGGAGTACGTCGCAGTCATCCTCGAGCGAGCGGAGAGGTTCGGGCTCACGCCGAAGCTGGAGAGCGATGGCTAAGAAGAGGCCGGTGGGCCGCCCTCGCTTCGAGTTCGATCTCGCCCTGGTCGAGCGTCTGGCGCAGATCAGTTGCACGGACGCGGAGATCGCTGCGGCCTGCGGCTGCGCCCTCTCGACGTTCACGCTGCGGAAGGCGGAGGACGCGGAGTTTTCGGATGCCATAGAAAGGGCGCGGGAGTCTGGTAAATCCTCGCTGCGTCGCGCTCAGTGGAAGGCTGCTCTCGGCGGGGACCGGACGATGCTGATCTGGCTGGGGAAGCAGCACCTCGGGCAGAGTGACAAGTCCGAGCTTGCTGGTCATGGAGGCGGCCCAATCTCCGTCGAGCGGATCGAGCGGGTGATCATCGACCCCGCATCCGAAGCGCCGTGATCCCGTGGCGGCTCCGGCTCTCCTGCTAGAGACTCCCCGGGCCTTCCAGCCCCTACTCGCTCCGGCGAGGTACAAGGGCGCCCACGGTGGCCGCGGAGGCGCCAAGAGCTGGTTCTTCGCCGAGCTGCTGGTAGAGCGCTGCATCCTCCAGCCGGACACCCGCGCCGTTTGCGTCCGCGAGGTTCAACGCTCACTCGACCAATCGGTGAAGCGGCTCCTCGAGGACACCATCGCCCGGCTAGGCGTCGGCTCCCTGTTCCGCGTCCTGAATACGCATATCGAGACGCTTGCCGGTGGCCGCATCATCTTCCAGGGGATGCAGAACCACACGAGCGAGAGCATCAAGTCTCTGGAGGGCTACGATGTTGCCTGGGTAGAGGAGGCGCAGGCGCTCAGCCAGCGCTCCCTCGACCTGCTACGCCCCACGATCCGCAAGGACGGCAGCGAGCTGTGGTTCTCATGGAACCCCAAGAGCCCCGCGGACCCGATCGACTCCTTCCTCCGCGGCGAGAACCCGCCGCCTTCGTCCGTCGTGGTCGAGACGAGCTGGCGGGATAACCCGTGGCTGCCGGCGGAGCTGCGGACCGAGCTCGAATGGGATCGCCAGCGCGATCCCGGCAAGTACGCCCACGTTTGGGGCGGCGACTACCTCCGGCGGACCGAGGCGCGGGTCTTCAATAACTGGACGGTGGAGGATTTCGACACGCCGGACGATGTGCGCTTCTACTTCGGCGGGGATTGGGGCTTCAGCGTGGACCCGGCGGTCCTTGTGCGCTGCTGGATCGACGGCCGGAAGCTCTACATCGACCGGGAGGCATACAAGATCGGGTGCGAGATCGACTACCTGCCGTTCCTCTTCGGCGGCATCGAAGATGAAGGGCTACGCCGGTTGAACGCCGAAGCCTGGAAGGCGATGCCTCAGGCGTACCGGGGATGGCAGGGGATCGATGGCGCGCGGGTCTGGCCGCTGATCGCCGATAGCGCTAGACCGGAAACGATCGACTACCTCAAGCGCCACGGATTCCCGAAGATCGAAGCGGCGCGGAAGGGGGCGGGGAGTGTCGAGGAGGGCGTCGAGTTTCTGCGTGCCCACGACATCGTGATTCACTCCCGATGCATCCACACCGCTGACGAGTTCGCGACCTACAGCTACAAGACCGACCGGCTGACGGATGAGGTACTGCCGGTGCTGGAGGACCGCAAGAACCACGTCATCGACTCGGCACGCTACGCGGTGGAGAAGGTCCGCCAGGCTCCCAAGAAGGCAGCCGGCGTCTGGGGATCGCGGCGGCGCGGTAGGTAGGCCGTACAATCATGCGGCGGGCAAAACCTACAGAGGCGGAAGTCAGGCGGCGGGGCGTAACAGGTCGTAAGCGTAACTCTCTGAGGGGCGCAGGCTTACACCGGCAGGGTCCGGGAAGATCATTTATGTCAACCTGGGAGGCGTAAGTCCGTAAGTATCGGCAGCCTCGCCACTTGCCGCATTACTGACCCGCTTCGGGGGGCGGTGTAGGGGCTACATTTCGGTTCTGTCCTCGACCCACAGCGCTAGTCCCGACTCGCGATAGTCGGCCCCCGCGGACTCTCTTTGGACGCACACGGCGACCAAGGCTTCTAGCGCGGAGGACGCCTCGCGTTTGCTCCTGCCAACGTAGACCGTTGGGATGTCCGGCAAGGTGTAATCACTCCGGCCGCAGGCGCAGGTCGTCGGGAAGTAGCCGATTTTGATCAACGGCCGACGGGTGGCGCGGGTGGCCCATATCTCCCACCAGACGGGCCGGTCGCCTCGCTTCGGCGGCGGCTCCGGCTTGACCGCTCCCGGGGGCGGGCGGGTCGGTAGCTTACGGTTAGCCATCGCCGCGCCCCTCCCACTGAGTACAGCCGAAATCATAGCGAGTGGTCAGGCCGGCGCCCTCAACGGCCATGCCGTCTGCCTTACCGTACGCGCCAGACGCTACTCCGGGGTCGCCTTCCGAGGCCCTGCGCTGTTCGTCGCGGGCCAAGACGCACTCGCCATGGTCTAGCGGGCTCACGGCAAGGCCGCCCGGACCCCATGACTGTTGCCACCACCGACACATGTCGCAGCGCGGCAGCGGCATCACCGCCAGTGGTTCGCTAGCGAGCGTGAGAGCGTTGCGGGCTACCTCGTGCTGGCGACCGAAGCCGCTGGCGACGACCACGTACCACGCCTCTCTCCCGTAAGGGACGCCGACCACGATGCCGATCTCCCCGCTCGCCTTGTGACGCACGCGATCCTCGACCGCTAATTGTTCGCTCACTGCGCGCCTCCGTTGTCCGCCAAGCAGTCGTAGAAGATCCGGGTGTGCGTCATCTGCTGCCCGCTCCAGTCCTCGGCCTTCATGAACTGCTCCTCGCTCACCACCTCCCACTCGGCGCCGCCGTGGTTCGCGGTGCACAGCTTGGCGATCCGGTTGTAAGCCTTCTGCGGGCCGGCCAGCTCTGAGTAGACGACCGCGCCGTCTACGCGCGGGTCCACGTTGGCCGGGGCGTTGCGCATGTTGGCTGGGGACGGCTCGGCGGTGACGCAGGCAAGCGCCAGCACCAGCAGAGCCGGGAGCAGCAGGGCTGCGCACCCGTAGCGGACCTCGACATTCGGGGGTGCGGTGGGGAGGGGTGGCTTGGTCGGCGTCACGATGCCTCCTCTTCGGTAGTCCATCGTTCGGCGAACCCTGCCGGCATGCCATCCGGCCAGCCGTACTCCGCCCAGCAGAACGCGGCCAAGCTGCGGATGGCGTCCGCGCTGGGCGTTTGGTGGTCGATCCGGGCGAGTTCCGAGATCTTGGCGTTGAGGCAGGCGTCAGCAGCGGTCCTGTTGCCTACCGTGCCGGTTGGGGCGCCCGCGCCATCGCAGCCGAGCAGCAGGGCGGGGAGTAGGGCGAAGAGGGGGAGCTTCATGCGCGACCTCCTGAGTCGGTAGCGATTCGCGCCTCCAGCGCGGCGACCCGGTCCTCCAGCGCCCAGAAGTCCCGCCACATCGGAGCGTGCGAGGCCATCAACCGCTCGTCTTGACGGGGGACGAACTCGTGCTCGGGTTCGGTGTAGCCGCTGCCGCCTTCGGGGGCTTGCTTGTAGTGCGCCGCCGCGACGTGCCCGCAGACGGCGCAATGGTTGTAGTAGCCGGGGAGGTCGGCGAGCGTCACCGCTTCACCTCCACCACGAGCCCCTTGGGGCAAATCGACAAGCGAAACACTGTGTAGCCAAAGGTGAGCCCGTCCTCTTCGAACTCCACACTTCCCTCGATAGTCACATCCTTGACTTCGTGGTACCCCGGAGCAGACAACGCCTCAGAGGGCTCCAGAACGCGGCCGAATTGCGCTCTCGGTAATGGAGCCACCCAGTGCTCGCGAAAGCCGTTGACTTGCACCGGAGTGACGAGGACGCGATCCTCTAGCGCTTCGCGCTCCCATTGCAGTGTCTCTTCGTCGATCGGGGTGGTAATGGGAATGCCGCCCCGGTAGACGTAGCCAGGGGCCGGCTCGGCGGCGGTTGCGGTTGGGGTGCTAGGCATGGGGTGTCTCCTGGTGGGTTGTGGTGGCGACTAGCCTCCGCGCCGCGATCTCTACGGCTGCGGAGCGTGAGAGTCCGTTCGCCTTTGCGTAGGCGTCGAGGATGCGCAGGGCCTCCTCGGTCAGCGTCAAGCTGGTTCGCCGCTTCGTGTCCTTGCTCAAGTCGTCCCTCCTTTCAGGGTGGTTCATAGGATGCCTGCCTAGCGACGTCTGTCCCCGCCTCGCCCTTCCGCTCCGCGCCTCGCCATTCCTGTCTAGCCTTGCCCGGGCTTGCCTGTCCAGGCCGCGCCACGCCTGCCGTGATTGCCACGCCCGGCCTAGGCTAGCCCGGCGATGCTCAGCCCAGCGACGCCTGCCTTGCCTTTCCAGTGCTCGCCCCGCCGTTCCGCGCCTTGCCTGCCGCGCCGTACCGGCTGTGCCTTGCACCGCCTAGCCGGGCCGATCCCTGCCGCCCCTCACCCCGCCTAACCGGTCCGCGCCTGCCGCGCATCTGCCTTGCCTCGCCTTGCCGCGGCAGGCCTGTACTAGCCCATTCTCGCCCTGCCTCGCCTGTCACGCCAACCCTTGCCTCGCCGCACCATGCCCCGCCCCTCCCTGCCTCGTCTAGCCTGCCTTGGCCGGCCAGTCCTCGCCTGTTCGCGCCGCGCCAAGCCGGGCGACCCCTTGCCTGCCGCGCCTTGCCTGTCCGAGCCTGTCGTGCCGAGCCCGGCCAAGCCACTCTGTGCCTAGCCCGTCCTAGTCATGCCTGCCGTGCCTATCCGGGCCGCGCCCCGCCTAGCCGGGCCTTGCCTGCGATGCCGCACCGTTCCCTACCGAGCCAGGCGGCGCCGGGGCTAGCCGGTCCCCGCCTGCCGCGTCGACTTTAGTGAATCGCCTTCACTGCCGAAGCCGCCGCGTCCATCGCTCGCATCGCGAGAGCGATCCTCGCCATGCGCTCGCTGTCCAGCGTACCGGCGGCGGCTGTCTCCAGATCCGCCAGCGCCCTGGCTGCTGCGTTCATCTTCGCGTTCAGCTCGCCCACCGCCGCCGTGAACATATCCGGCGACCGGATCACCTGCTCGACGGGGTGGTAGGCGTCCTGGACGTGGACGTAGACCTTCGTCGCCAGCGGTTCCTCGCCGTCGCGATCCTCGACGACTTCGATGCTGCGGATCAGCTTGCGGGCCTGATGCTCCCGCCACTTCTCCCCGGCCACGCCGTTGTTCCACTCGAAAGCCGGATGCAGGGCGGCCGTCTTCGGTCGCGCCTCCTCGACGACCTCAGCCGGCCGCAGCCCTTCGCGCTCCGCGTGGATGCGCTCCAGCTCTACGCCTACCGCCTCGGCGTCCACTCCGGCGGGACACCTCTTCAACCGAAACGTCATGCTGCCGCCTCCTCTTCTTCGTTGACGATCTTGAACGTGCCGAACCCCATGCCGTTGCTCGACTTGGAGAACGGGCGACCTTCGCCGATGCCGACCTGTTCACCCGCACGAGCCACGAGGTTCGCCACGTCCTCGATAGTGAACTGGTCGGCGTCATACCGGACCACGATGTTGAGTACCCACTTCCGCCACATGGGGCGGACCCGAATGTCGGCCACGCCGGTCGCGTTGCGGGTCGCCATTTCGGTACGCTCCGGCTCCCCGGCGTCGAGCTTGACGAGCGGCGCGCCGTCCACCGCGTCGAAGCCGTCCGCCTCGACGAAGACCGACATCTTCGCCCGCGTCATTTGGAAGCCGACCATCCGGCACACGTCGATACAGGCGTTCCGCAGCGCCGCCGCCGGGACGCCGATCCACCCGTCCGTCGAGCGGTGGAGTGCGCCCTCGAAATCGGCGTCGAAGTCGCGCGCCTCTCGCTTCGACCCCTTCTTGGCGGTACTGCCCGCCAGCATCTTCGTCTTCATCGCCTGCATCGCCTTGGCGCTGAACCTCGCCTGCATGAACGGCGCGGTGCCTTCGATGCGGAGCGAAAGACGGTGAAACTTCGGTGGGGTGATGCCGACGGCCGCCGGGGTGCTGGACTTCGTTCCTGCTGCTGCCATGAGAAATGCCTCCCTCGTTCACGTTCACGCACGGAATGCACGCGACGGGGCGCACTATACGCGAATTCGGGCAGCATGTCCATGGTCGGGTCCAACCATGGAAGCCGTGACCCTCACCACCTCTCCAATCCGAGGGTGATCGTTTCCGTCACCTGTTCATAGGTCAGGCCGAGCGCAACCGCTGTCGTGACCAGACGATCTCGACCCGGCAGCCTCAAGCCGTACAGAACCGCCCACACGTCATCAGCGCTCATGTGGTCGAGACGCGACGCGATCTCGGCGCTTGTCGTGCGCGACGCGCGGGCTTGCTGCCGAACGAGTCGGCGAAGAGAGCGGCGCCCAATTCGCTCAGGGTCGTGCCGCGGCCTGGCCCTGTTGTAGCGCGGGTGTTCGTTCGTGATGGCTCGCTGCTCGGCGATAAGCGCTGCCGGCCGGCTCGACAGCCAATCGATGGCGATTGAGGCGACATCGGGCCACCAGAACTTCTCGTGCGAGTGAAGCGCGAACCGCGCGGAGGGATCGCACGAGATGCCGACATAGAGAAGGTTCCCGGCGGCGTCTACGGCGCGGTAGAGCGCCGTCGGACGCAACTCTTGGAGCGCTTCGCTGGCCCCGGCAATCACCAAGGCGCCAGCCCCAGACCTTCCGGCGAGATGACAGTGCCGGCGATCTCTTCGTATCCGATCCCCAGCTCGACCGCCACCGCCCGCAACTTCTCTGGATCGGGCGGTCGTCGGCACCTAACTTCAATGTGCCGAATATCTTCGGAGTCCACGACGACTCCGGCCGCGGTGCAGTGTGACGCCAGTTCGTCACGACTCATCCTCGCCCGGAGGCGGCGGCCTTCAATCAGAGTGCGTAGTCGGTAGAAATGGTCCATTGCGGTTCCAATAGTACCGCATCGGTGCTTGTGCGCGCAACAAGCACCGGCCACCCTCATTTCGGGACTAGTGCGCGTGCCGAAAACCACAACCAACGGAAGCGGCAACGGCGCGGCCGAACCTCGCCTGCCGACCAGCCGTCTGCGCGCCATGGGCTCAGCGCTGGTGGCGCGCGCACGGCTTGCCTCACGGGCCGGGCTGAGCTTCGGCGGTAAGCGCGACTTCTACACTGCGCTCGGTTACGAGCGCGACCTCACAATTCAGCACTACCGCGAGCTATACGAACGCGGCGGTATCGCTCGAAAACTGGTCGACCTCATCCCGACCCTGGCATGGACAGCCGGCGGCGCCGACATCGTGGAAGACCCGGACCCCGGCGAGCTCACGGAATTCGAGACGCAGGCTGCCGAGCTGTTCGCGCGCGTCGACGCCTGGCCTCGCTTCCGCCGCGCGGACATCCTTTCTCGTCTCGGCCGCTACTCCGTTCTGCTGCTCGGTACGTCAGACCTTGAAACGCAGGCGGACTTCGCGCAGCCGCTGTCGAAGCTCTCCGGTCCGGACGACATCCTCTACCTCACGCCGAGAGCCGAGAGCCACGCGAAGATCTGCTCTCTCGTCAAGAAGCCTTCCGACCCGCGCTTCGGCCTGCCTGAGTTCTACAACGTCGATCTGGGGCACGACGAAGACAGCAAGGCGCTCCTCTCCGGAGGGACGCAGAAAACCCACTGGACGCGCGTGGTCCACATTGCCGGCGGGCTGCTCGATAACGACGTGTACGGCGAGCCGGCCCTGCGTGCGTTGTGGAACCTCCTCTTCAACCTCGAAAAGCTGCTCGGCGGCGGCTCAGAGGCGACGTGGAAGCGGATGAACCCGCTGACGCTCTTCGACCTGAGCCCCGATGCCGTACTCGGCGACACGCCCGCGGAGATCGAGGAAGCCGAAGAGGCGTTGGAGGACGAGATCGAAGAGCTGGTGCATGGGTACCGTTCCTATGCCCAGGCCACTGGTCTCGAAGTAAAGAGCATCAGTCAGGCGGTGCCCAACTTCGGGCCGAACGCGGCGGCAATCGAACGCCATATCGCGGGCACCGGAAACATCCCCCATCGCGTCCTCTTCGGAACGGAGCGCGGCGAGCTAGCCAGCGCGCAGGACCGCTCGAATCTCAGCGACAACGTCCAGGGCTACCGGGACAGCCACTGCAACGTGGTAGTCCGCCAGTTCCTCGCCCGCTTGATTGAATACGGCGCTCTTCCCGGGCCGGTCAAGCATGAGCTGGTATGGCCTGAGATGGAAGAGATGAGCGAGCCCGAAAAGGCCGACGTGGTCAGCAAGATGGCGACCGCGAACAAGGCCAACGTCGACGCAGGCGGCGGCCTGATCGTCGCCGCGAACGAGTTGCGGAACGACGTACTCGGCAAAGGGCCTATCGAAGAGATCGAAAACTCCGGGGTGGCCGAGGGAGGCGGCGACGGTGGTCCCTCCTCTGCCGTCGCCGCCTCCCTCCGGGCTGCGAAGCTCAGGCTGTGCCGGAAGCGCGGGCTGGACTTCGGGCCTGACTCTCCGGCCGCGCTTGCCGGTAACGAGGAGCCAGAGTGGCGCGCAGTCCACCGTGCTGCCGACTTGCACATGGAGTCTCTGGCGCGGGCTGTCGTCGGCGCCTGGGATGACGGAGCGGCGGAGATCGACGACGGCGCCCTTGAGGACGCGCTCGCCGCCGGCAACTTCGGTGCCGCCGAAACCGTCGCGCTCGCCGGTGTCACTGCCGCCGAGCAACGTCTCGCCGAGATCCTGCCTGACCGACTACTCGCCACCCTGGTAGATGGTGGCCTCGCCGCTCTGCGGTCCGCTCGGTCGCGCGGTTCTTTCTTCCGCCGCGCCGCGGGATTCTCGGCGCAGTTCGATGCGACCAACCCGCGCGCCGTCACGTGGGCGGAGGAGCGTTCCTCGCTGCTGATCACGGAGATCGGCGTCGAAACGGTGTCGGCGATGCAGGCGCTCATCGCGCAGGGCCTCGCCGAGGGCATCCCGCCCCGGAAGCTGGCGCAGCAGATTCGGGCTGCGGTAGGGCTGCGCTCGGATCAGGTGTCGGCCGTCCAGAACCTCATCACGGAGTTGCAGGCGGCGAAGCCCGGCTCGCTGGTGACGCGCTTCCCTCCGCGGGAGGGCCTGCGTGGCTCTGCCGGCTTCAAGGCTCGCATTCCGAAGAGCGGCATCACGCAGGAGTGGTTGGACCGGCAGGCGGCGCGGTACTCGACGATGCAGCGGAACTACCGAGCCAGAACAATCGCTCGCAGTGAAACAATGAGAAGTGCGAACGAGGGTGTCCGCGAGCTTTGGAGGCAGGGCCAAGAGTCCGGTCAGCTCCCAGCGGATATCAAGCGGGTCTGGCTTCACAACACTGATCGCCACGCAGACCGGGCCGGGGTGGCGGTAGGCATTGACGAGCCTTGGCCGTGGGGAACCGAGCCGGGCGAAGAGGTGAACTGCTTCCTACCTGGAACGGATGTCAGCGGCGCGTTCGTGGCTGGCCTAAAAACCCTCTATGCGGGGCCGGCTATCGAAGTAGCCACCCGGCAGGGTCACCGGCTGCGCCTCACGCCCAATCACCCCGTACTGACTTCGCAAGGTTGGTTGCCGGCGAAGAGTCTCCGCAAGGGCCAGCAGCTTGTCTGCTGCCTTCCGGAGGTTGATCTTCTGTCGAGCGGAGCCCTGCTCGGGGGCGAACGTCCCGCCAGCGAGGCGTTCTCTCGGCCGAGTCCATCCGTGCCGCGAGCCGTTGGGCGACGTGGCGCAGACGACGATCAGGGACCAACCCTGATTGAGGACGTATTCGAAGCGCTTGCGTCTCAGGGCGCCTTGGCGCGCAAAGGCTGTACTGGTCTCGATCTCCACGGCGATGCGAAGTGGTCGGATGGCGAGGTCCAGATTGTAGGGGCCGAGAGGGAACTGGTGCGTTACCTTGATTCCGCCGCGTCTCAGGAGAGCAGCGAGCTCATGTTCGAGAGGGCTGGTGTGATTCGCGCGCTCGCAGTTGGTGCGAGCCCTGGCAATCCTGGCTTCCAGAGGGTCGACGCGCCCCCGTCTGGCTTTCCACGCGGCGCTGAGTTGGCGGCGGACAGCCTCCCCGCCCTGCGCCTTGATGGACCTCCACTTCAGCCTCTGCGCGTCGGCCCTGCCGCGTATCTGGACACCGTTAAGCCGAAAGCGCCTCTCGATACACCTGCGGCTGAGTCCCGTTTCGTCGGCGAGCTGCTTCATGGAGGCGCCGGCCTTGTAGCGTTCGATGAGGTTGTGCAGGTTCGGGATTTCTCGTTCCGCGGACACGTCTTCGATCTCCAGTCTGTGACGGGTTGGCTTTCCGCTGGCAACATTATCACAAGCAACTGTGGCTGCGCACAGGGCATCGAAGATCCCGCGCGGGCGGAGGCGGCGTGACCACTCCCCGCTTCACCATCCTCGCCGCGCAGGTCAACCCGGCGCAGATCCATACGGCGAGAGCCGAAGACCGCGACTACCTGGTTCTGCCGGTCGTCGCGCTGGTCGGCGACTCCGTGGTTCGTCCTCTCAACTCTGACGGTCCGGAGTTCGTGCCGCTTCGCGAGCTTGCCGTGGCTCCCGGTCAGTGGGCTGGGCGCCCGATCGTCGCCGATCATCCGGCCGGCGGAACCGGCTCCGCCAACGACCCAAAGGTGTTGGAGGCGCAGCGCTACGGCTGGGTTTACTGCTCGGATATTCAGAACGGGAAGCTCTGCGCCGAGGGCTGGCTCGACCCCGAGCGCGCCGAAAAGATCGGTGGCGATGCCGTCCGCGTCGTCGATGTCGCCCGTCGAGCGATGGCTGGCGAGGAGGTCGACCCGGTCGAGGTGTCGGTCGGCTGCTGGGTGACGCTGATCCGCGAAGACGGCGTCTCGCCCAGCGGCGTGCCCTATGAGTACCGATGGACAGGCGTCGCCAGCGATCACCTTGCCGTCGGCCTGAACGGGGCCACAGGGGCATGCAGCGTCGACTCAGGGTGCGGAGCGCCAAGAGCGGCGCAAGCCCTTGAGGCGGCCGCACTTTCCGGCGAGAACGCCACGAGCCCGCAGCCCCCGATCCAGATCAACGAACCGAAGGCGGTGCTCCGCGCTGCCGAGCAGGAGAAAAACACGATGAAGCTTCCGAAGCGAATCCTCGACGCGCTGGCCGCGACGCTGGGTTTCCGAGCCTCAGCCGAGGACGAAGGCCCATCCGATGTCGACCTCCGCGACGCCCTGTACGCAGCTCTTCGCGCCATCGAGGCGGGTTTTGACTGGATTGCGGAGGTCTATCCGGACAGCTCGACCGTGATCTACACCACGTTTCCGGAGGACGCGATGCTCTGGTGGCGCCGGAGCTACGCCGTGGCCGAGGACGGGACGGTGACGCTCGCCGACGACCGCGAACAGGTCGAGCCGGTGACGCGGTACGAGCCGCTCGCCGCGAAGACGGACGGCGACCCTGAGCCCGAGCAGAAGCCTACCAATCACCCCGCGACCGCGAAGGCGGCTTGCGGATGTCCGACGAAGGGCGAAGGGCTTGCCGCCCCCGCCCCGAAACAGAGCGAAGGAGTGACCATGGAGAAGGTCAAGGAACTGGTGGGGCGGCTGATCGCCAACGAGGCGAGCCCCTTCACTGACGAGGACCAGGCGGGGCTGGAGGCGCTCAGCGAGGCGAAGCTGGAGGCTCTCGACGCAGCGCTCCAGCCGGGCGAGTCCGCACCCGAGCCGGAGCCGGCACCCGCGCCGACGCCGGTGGCCGAAGAGCCGGCCGACGACGACGACACCGTCAAGCTCTCGCGAGAGGAGTACGACGACATCAAGGCGTCCGCCGCAGCCTACAAGGCGCAGCAGGCCGCGATGAAGGCGAAGCTCGTGGCCCAGCTCAAGGGCGCGCAGGACGCCTACAGCGAGGCCGAACTGGCGGCGATGCCCATCTTCGCGCTGGAGAAGGTCGCCAAGCTGGCGAAGGTCGAGCCGGCGCCTCAGCCGAGCTATGCCGGGCGTGGTCTGGCGAGCGACGAAACCGACAACCGCGTCCCGCCGCCGCCCGACTTCGGCGAGGCCGTCCGCGCTCTCCGTAGCGTGGCGTAAGGGAGGACACAGAACATGGCAAGCAAGGTCATCGCACTGCGGGGCGAGCCGATCATCGACGAGCAGCACACGGCGTCGGAAGCGATCACCCCGGGACACCTGATCGAACTCAACGCCGGGCAGTGGCGCAAGCACGCCGGTTCCGGTGCCGCGGCTGCGGCCGTCTTCGCGATGGAACGCGACGAGATCGGCAATGGCATCGACGTCGCCTACGCCGCCGGCGATCACGTCAAGGCCGGTTACTTCGCGAAGGGCGACCGCGTGAACGCTCTCATCCCCTCCGGTCAGGACGTCGACGACGGCGCCGAGATCGAGTCAGATGGCGCCGGACGTCTCAAGGCCGGAACCACGAAGCCAGTGGCCCGCGCAGCAGCCGACAGCGGCGCCGTCACCGCCGACACCCGTCTCCCGGTGATCATCGTCTAGGCGCCCGCCTAGCCAAGGAAAGGAAACAGAAATGGCAAACGAACAGGGCGGCGCCCGGGTCGATACCGGCAAGACCGTATTCAAGTCCGCTGGGCGGTGGGCGGGTGAGCGACTGCTCGCCGCGCACCAGGCCGGCCGATCGATCAGCCCCAGCGAGCTTCGTACGCTCGCCACTCTCCCGCGCGACTCGTGGAAGGCCATCGACGAGGCCGTGGTCCGTGAAGGCGTCATCCGGGCGCCACTGGTCGGCGATTTGATCGCGGCCGGCCTCACCATCCCGATCGCGAACGCGATGGGACGGACGATGTTCAGCTTCGAGCTGACGAGCGACATGGACCCGGCCGTGGTTTCGCTCGACGGTCGGGCACGCGGCGACAACGACGCAGTCGACTTCATCGAGGGCAACGTCCCCCTGCCGCTGACGCACAAGGATTTCAACATCCCGCTGCGTAAGCTGGAGGCGTCGCGTCTCGGCGGCCAGCCGCTCGACACGACGCAGGCAGAAACCGCGTCCCGCCTCGTCATGGAGAAGGTCGAGGAGATGACGATCGTCGGCGGTCCGACCTTCGGCGGTGTGCCGATCTACGGGCTGCTGAACCATCCCAGCCGGAGCAGCGGCGACTTCGGCGCCAACGGCAACTGGCTCCAGACCGCGAAGACCGGGGCGAACATCTTCAAGGATGTTTCAACGGCGATCTCGGCGCTCCGTGCGTCCCGACGCTACGGTCCTTACTGGATGATCATCCCGGGCGACTACGGCGCTGTCATCGACGACGACTACAAGGCGCAGGGCGACCGTACGATCCGGGATCGGCTGCTCCAGATCGAGGGCATGACGAAGATCCTGGTGTCCGACCAGATGCCGGCGAACAACGTCGTGATCTTCGAAGCCAGCAAGGAGGTGGTCGCCATCGCGAACGGCGAGCAGGTGCAGACCGTTCAGTGGGAGATCGAGGCGTTCGAGGTCGGCATGAAGGTGTTCGCTATCCAGGTGCCGGTCATCCGCGCGACGCACGCCGGCCGCAGCGGCATCTATCACATGGTGGCGCCGTAACCCGGCGCTTTTGGATAGGGGGGGGTCTGATGCCGAGGTATCGACTCAAGCCGGGATTTCAGCACTACTCGGGTGGCGCGCTGCTGGCGGAAGGCAGCATCGTCGAGATGAGCCCGGAGGGCGCTGCGGCGCTGTCGGATCGATTCGAGTTGGTCAGCGGCGGTGCGCCACCGCCTCCCGAACCGGAGACGGTGTTCCGCACGATGCCGGCGGCACCCGCTGCGCCGCCGGTTACGTCGCCGGCCGGGGAGCCGCTGGGAGACCTTCATTGGGCGAAGGCGGCCGCTCAGGTGTCTTCGCTCGATTCCGTGGCCGCTCTCGACGCCGCGGAAGCGGAAGAGAGGGCCGGCAAGGCGCGCAAGGGGGTGCTGGATGCCATCGAAGCGCGCCGGGCGGAGTTGGAGGCCGGCGAGTAGAGCATGAGCGTCGTCATTGTCCATGAGGCGGGATCGCCCACGGCGAATTCCTACAATAGCGAGGCGGGGCTGGCAGCCTATATGGCGACCCGTCTCCCTTTGGTCCCGCCGTGGTCCGCTGCCGCCGATCCGACGGCAGTCATGGTGATGGCGACGCGCCTGCTCGATTCGATGGCGGTGGCGCGCAGGGTGTTGCGCTTCGACCGAGCCGCGCCCTACTACGTGACGAGTAGGTCGCTGACCGGGACTATAGCGACCGATACTCAGGCGCTCGCTTTCCCGCGGGTTGGGATGTACGACCGCCTTGGCCGTCTGATCCCCAGCAACGTTATTCCCGTCGAGCTCAGGGAGGCCCATGCAGAGCTTTCGGGCCAACTACTCGCTGCCGATCGCACGCTCGACAACGCCGCCGATGCAGCCGGCATTGAGGCTGTAAAGGCCGGCAGCGTCGAGGTGAAATTCCGCGCCTACATCGAAGCTCGCGTGCTCCCGGATGCGGTTTGGGCGCTGATGCCGGACAGTTGGTTCACGCCGGAAATCTACTCACCAGCTCGCCAGGCGACGTTCAGGGCGCTATGAGAAACGGAGTCGCAGTGTACGCGCTATGCGAGCCGGTGACCGGTGAAGTCCGCTACATCGGATACAGCCAAGACCCCGCAGAGCGGCACGGGAAACACCTCCGTGACAGATCGAAGACTTACAAGTGCCACTGGATTAAAAAGCTGCTGCGCAGCGGGTTAGCTCCACAGTTGAGGGTCATGTGTGTTGTGGAGGACGCAGCAGAGGCGAAGAGGGTTGAGGTGGCACTGATCGCCATGCATCGGCGGCGCGGGGCGAGGCTGACTAACGGCACGTCTGGCGGCGATGGGTTGGTCGAACCAACGGCGGAAGTTCGCGCGAAGATGAGCGCGGCCCAGATGGGAAATTCGAAGTGCTTGGGATTTAAGCACTCAGAGGAAACCAGGGCCAAGCTGCGCGGGAACCAGAACGCCGCTGGACATGTCCACACTGGGGAGTGGAAGGCTCGCATCAGCGCCAAACTCAAAGGTCGCGGGTTGGGCGTCAAGGCCTCGGACGAGACCAGGAGGAAGCTGAGCGAGTCGCATCTCGGAAAAATCCCCTGGAACAAAGGGAAGCTGGGAACGCTCGGCGCTCCATGCGCTCCCGACTGCACCTGTGGCCGGCACCGCGTTGCCTGGAACAAAGGCATGAAGCGGAGCGGAACCCCGTGCCCGCCCGGGTGCTCCTGTGGCAAGCATAAGGATGCCTGGAACAAAGGGCACCGAGGAGGGGTGAAATGTCCCTCTTGAATGTCGTGCGCTCGGCAGTGAAAACGGCTGATCTTGCGACTCGACCCTTGCAGGCCACGGTCTCCTACCAGCGGTACACCGGACAGGATGCATTTGGTGACCCCTCCTTCGCCGCGTCCGTCTCGCTGCTGGCGATCGTGGACTGGCGCGCGCGGCAGCGCCGCACAGCAACGGGCGTGTTGACCGTCAGCCGGGCGATGGTCACCTTTCTGGACGCTTCTGCGCTGGCCGCCGCAACCGCCGGCAACGGTATCGACGACAAGGACGTGCTGACGCTTCCCGATGGGACCACCGGCCCGATTTTGGACCTCGGCGGCTTCGTGGACGCGGGGACCGGGCTGCCGATCGCCACTGAGGCGTTCCTAGGCTAACTCTAAAATGCTGCCACCTAACACTGCCGCCGTCGAGAAAGCCAAGTATCAGCACGCGCGGGCCGAGGCGCGGCCGGCGGTCCTGATGTCGGCATGGAGGGCGGAACGGTGGATTCTTGCCGCTGTTGCCTCCGTGCGCCGTCAGGCGGTGCCCGTGGACCTCAGGGTCGGTGTGGACGGGTGTGAGCGCACTGCGGAGGCTCTGCGGGCCGCGGGTGAGCCGTTCTACTGGAGCCCCGAGAACGTCGGCCCCTACCTCGTCCGCAACTCTCTGGCGGCTGTCGCGCCGGCTTCGCACTTCCTCATCTTCGACGCCGACGACGTGATGGACCCGGACTACGTCCAGCGCCTGACCGAGGTGGCGGGTGACGACGGACTCGCCGGGTGCGGTCGCCGGCTGTGGCGCGACGAAGACGGGCCGATCCCTGCCGATCCCTCTGGCCTACGTACCGCGCCCTTCGACACCGGGCGGCCGACGATCTCGGCTGCGGCATGGAAGCGCCTCGGCGGCTTCGGGGACTATCGGGTCAGCGGTGACACGGACCTGTGGTGGAGGGCTCGTGACATGGGCCTGCCGCTGCGGGTGCTCAAGAGTGCTCACCTGACGGCGAGGCTACACCCCGGCTCGCAGATGGCCGACCCGGAGACGTGCCTGACCTCCCCGCTGCGATCGGCTGCCTTCGCGGAGATCTTCGAGGGCCTCGTCGCTGGCCGGCTGGTGGTCGAGCCGGCGACTGTCCCGCTCGAGGAGGCGGCATGAGTGCGCTCGTCGACTCCCTGGTCGCCTGTGGCTACGCAGGGCCGGTGCGCCTGTTCGCCGAGCGGGAAGCCTCGCAAGTTCTGGAGGCATGTCGCGCTCCGCATCCGCCGTGCTGGTTCAAGGGTCTGGCAACGGTGAGCCCGGCAGCGGCGGCAGTCGCTACGGCGCCGGCGGTCGTGGACTTGCTGCGCGAAGCTCTCGGCGATGACGTGATCCTCTGGGGCGCCCACCTCCTGAGCCGTGGCCCCGGAGACGTACACCCCTGGCACACGGACATGGAAACGGCCGACCCGACCGGGCGCACGGTCAGCGTCTGGGTCGCGATGGAAGGCGGCGGTGACGGTTCCGGGATGCGCTTCGTCGCCGGCTCTCACCGCCTTGGCGTCTCGGTCCAACAGGCGCGCTCAGAGGCCGGCGTCTCGCGATCCGGCGCGACGGATGACGTGATTCTACGACTGGCACGGGGACGCGCCCCTGCGGCTGATATCGGCGAAGTCTGCGCCACTGACGGCGAGGCGGTGCTGTTCGACGGCCGGACGTGGCATGCCAGCCGGAACGACACCGGCGCCACCCGCACCGCCCTGATCCTCCAGTACGCAGCGGCCGACTGCCCGATGCGTAAGGCCGACCTCGGTCATCTGGAGTGGCCGTTCCGTTACCGCGGGCCGGCTCCGTGCCTACTCATCAGCGGCTCGGCACCCGTAGGCGTCAACACGATCGGCGAGGCTCCGCGATGACGGGCGTCTACCCCTTCGCAGCGAACCTGTCGGCCGGCCAGACGAAGGCTTGGGTGCCGCACTTCCTGCTCGATCGCGAGACGGCGACGTGCGAGCGCCTGTCGGTCCACGTCTCGGGTCTGCTATCCGGCAAGTGTCCGCACAAGCCGCACGTCCACCAGGAAGAGGAGTTCCTGATCGTCATCAAGGGTCAGGCAAGCTTGGTGATCGCGGACGGGCCTACCGAGGACGGGTCGAGAGTCGAGAGGGTCACTGCCGGAGGGGGCGTCTACTACCCACCGACGCAGTACCACACCATCCGCAATGACAGTGCGGAGCCGATCGAGTACCTGATGGTCAAGTGGGTCGGCCGGGGATCATCCGAGGGCGAGGCGCGGACGACGCAGTTTTTCCGCTACTCGGATCGCCGCGATTCAACAGGGTTCACGCCGCTCTGCGCTCTCGATGGACCGGCGCTGCGGCTCCAGCGGATGCACACCCACCTGACGCTGCTCGGGATCGGCAAAGGCTACGCGCCGCATGCGGACCCCTACGACGTGGCGCTCGTTATCTTGGAGGGGACCGTCGAGACGCTGGGTCAGATGGTCGAGGCACCGGCGCTCGTCTGGTACGACCAAGGCGACCCGCACGGGATCAAGAACGTCGGCTCCGAGGTGGCCCGCTACGTCGTCTTCGAGTTGGAGGCGGCGGCATGAGAGACCACCTCGCGACGACCGACGTCGAGCTCGAATGGGTCGCCGAGCGTGCGGCAGGCTGCCGCTACGTGGTCGAGGTCGGCGTCTGGCTCGGCCGCTCGCTCAAGGTCTGGGCCGACAACATGCGCGGAGACGGAGTGGCGATCGGCGTCGACGCTTGGAATCCGGAGGTCGTCGGCACGCCGTCGATGCGCGACAATCTGCTACGGGTCGGCCCAGAGGAAGCTCTGCGCCGGTGTCGGGAGACTCTGGCCGACCACATCTCCGCGGGTCACGTCCAGCTCGTGCGCCTGCCGGCCGTCGAAGCTGCTGCCAAGCTCCACCCTGGCGCCGATCTCGTCTACCTCGACGCGGCGACAGAGGAGGGCGAGACGGCGCGACAACTCGCCGCCTACGAAGCGCTAGTCAAGCCGGGTGGGCTGATCTCCGGCCACCATTACCTCCGGCGTCCCGGCGCACGCGCCGCGATCGACGCCCGCTACGGCGCCCGCGTCCAGAGCGACGGTCAAATCTGGTGGGTGGCGCTGTGAAGCTCTCCGCCGCGATCATCACCGTGGACCGGGAGGGCACCAACTTCCTCGGTCAGACGCTCCGCAACCTGGAGCGGTCGGGATGGTTCAGGTCGCCGGAGGTCGCGGCTCTCTGGGTGGTCGACTCCGGCTCTCCCAAGGGCTACGTCGAGCAAGAGGCGGGGGAGTTGGTGAGCCGCTGCCGGGTCGACATCCCGGAGGAGCAGCGGACGCTTAACGGCAACGCCTGTCGAGCGCTCCAACTGGCTGCTGCCGAGGACGCCGACTTCGTCCTGATGATGCAGGACGACATCGACGTGTGCGACGACTTCGCCGGCAGCGTCTGCCGCTGGCTGGTCGAGCACCACGACGAGGCGCATCTCCTCTATTCGTTCGGCACGACGTGGCCGGCGATCCAGGCCGCTGCCGCCGCCGGGTGGACCTCGGCGCCATACCCAATCGCTCAGTTCTACGGGACGCAGTGCTACGCGCTGTCGATCACGCGGGCTCGTCATTTGGCTGAGTGGTTCGAGCGGTCCTGGCCGCTGCTCTCGCTCGATCATCACGGGCGGAACGTTTACGACGACATCCTGCTTCACCGGTGGGCGGCTGAGACGGACCCGGATGCGACGCACTTTCTCGCCTCTGCGCCGAGCTTCGCTCAGCATGTCGGGACGGTGTCTTCGATTAGGAGCAAGCTCTTCACCTTCCCGAGCTGGCCGGGTCGCGAGTGGAGCTACGGCGAGCGGAGGGCTGCGTGACCGGACTCGACTTATTGCGCCGCGTCTTCATCCCTCGGGAGCTTCCGGTGGCGGAGGGCGGCAGCGTCTTCCGGACGATCGACGGGCAGACCTATCGCCGGATGGCTGACGGTTCGATTCGGCGCCACCCGCCGAAGGTGAACTGCAAGGCGGCGAAGCGGGCGCGGCTCAAGGCCCGGCGAGCAGCGGAGGTGGCATGCGTCTGATTTTCGTGGGCGACTCGCCGACGGTGGACACCGGATTTTCGCGTTGCACCCGCGCGGCCTGCGCCGAGCTTCACAACGCCGGCCATGAGGTCCACGTCCTCGGCATCAATGAAAGCGGCGACCCGCACGACTATCCGTATCCGATCTATCCGCCGCGGAGCTTACGGGACCGCTCCCGTAGCGCGTTCGGCATGGATCGGCTGCCTGCGCTCTCGGCACGCCTAAAGCCTGACGTGGTGGTTCTGCTCACGGACCCGTGGCACGTCCCCGCGTACCTCGCCGCATTCGAGGACGCCGGGGTGGAGTGCCCGCCGATGGTCGCGTGGCTGGCGGTGGATTCCAAGAACCACCCGAACAGCGCGGAGTTGAACCCACTCGCTCACATCGTGACCTGGACGCAATTTGCGCAGGATCAGCTGCGTGCTGGTGGCTACACCGGGCCGGCCTCCATCGTGCCGCTCGGCGTGGATACTTCGCTCTTTTACCCACGCGATCGCGCTGCCGCCCGCGCTGAGCTGCGGGCCATCAGTGGCGCCGAAGTCTTCGGGCCGGAGGATTACATCGTCGGATATGTGGGAAGGAACCAATCGCGCAAACGAGTAGATTTGCTGATCGGTTACTTCGCCGAATGGATCACCCGCTACAACATCCGTGACGCCTATCTCTACCTCAAGGTGGCGCCGACAGGGGAGTCAGGGTGTGACATCCGCAGCGTCGCCACCTACTACGGCAAGGCGGTGGAAGGCCGCCTGCTGGTGTCCGCACCGCCGGCCGGATTCGGCGCTCCCGACGACCTCATGCCGCTCGTTTACAGCGCGATGGACGTGTATCTCACCACCACGCAGGGCGAGGGCTGGGGCCTTTGCGTCAGCCCCGACACACTGATTCAGACTCCGCAGGGTGCCCTCCCGATGCGCGACATTTCGTCCGGCGACCGGGTGATGACTCAGGACGGATCGTTCCATGACGTGCGCGCAAAGATCACGCGCGAGGACGAGGTGATGCGGGTCAAGGTCGCCGGATCGCCAGCACTGACGGTGACGCCGCAGCATCCGTTCCTGGTCTTGCCGCGGCGCTCTGCTCCGCAGGACTACTACCGACGGCATCCCGAGGCGCCGCGCTGGACCCGCGCTGACGAGTTGCGCGAGGGTGATCTGGTGGCTTGCCCTCGCCCTCCGTGGTCTGACTCTTTACCCGACTCCTTTGATCTTGCCGAAGCCGCCGACTCGCGCACGAAGATGGACGAGGACGCGATCTGGCACCCCATGGGATTCTCGCCCCGTGACCGACGGCAGTCCCTGTCTGCGATCGCGGCCACTCATGGCGTTTCTAGTCGCGTTGCCGAGGACGCCGTGGCGTTCGCGAACGGGTCAGCCACGCCGGTGCGCGCGCAGTCGGCGTCCCGCGCCCTTGCCGAGACGCTCGGTCCGATGCCGAAGGCACAGCCGGTCAAGCTCTGTCGCCGGGTGCCGGTCAACGCGCGAACCTTGGAGTTGCTCGGCTGGTTCCTTGCTGAGGGCTCGACGGGAGGCGGGAACAGGGTCGAGATTGACCTGCACGCGCGCGAGCTGCCGGTCGCCGAACGCCTCGCTGAAACCTTCCTGACCGCATTCGGTGCCGAAGCGACCATCGAGCGCAACGGCCCGAACAAGTGCCGGGTCCGTGTCTGCTCAACGCTGCTTGCCCGATGGTTTCGCCAAATGTGCGGCAACGGTGCGCGTAACAAGAGGTTATCCCCCGCGCTCTGGCGTAGCGCGGCCCATCTCGGACCGCTGGTCGCTGCATACTTCCGCGGAGACGGCTACTGGCAAGGTAACGGGTGGCGGGTGACGACGGCCTCTACCGACCTCGCTTGGCAGATCCGCATGGTGCTAGCCGCGGTCGGTATCCACGCGTCGGTCCGCAGGCTTTCGCGTGAGCGGGCGTGGGCGGTCGATGTCTGCGGTGCGCCGGCAGAACGGTTCTCTCAGTGGTGCGGGCTACCAACGCGAGCGGACCGTACTCGCAAGGCGGGGAAGACAGCCCTCACCCGCGAAGACTTCATCTTCGTTCCGGTGCGGAAGATTCACAGGACCGGCGAGCGCTCTGTGGTGATGGACATCGAGGTGGACAGCGTCCATAGCTTTGTCGGTGCTGGCGTGATCCTTCACAACACGACTCACGAGGCGATGGCGTGTGGGGTTCCGTGCATCGTGCCGGACTGGTCGGCCCTCGGGGAGTGGACGGAGGACGCGGCGATCAAGGTCCCGTGTACCTCGACGGCTCTCACGGCACCGCTGAATCAGTTCCCCTACACCATCGGCGGGGTGCCGGACAAGGAAGCGACCATCGCGGCCCTGCATGCCCTCTATTCGAGCCGGGAGCTGCGCGACGAGCACCGCGAGCGAGGACTGGCGCTGACGGCGCGCCCGGAGTACCAGTGGAGCAACGTGGGCGTGGCCTTCCGCGAGACGCTGGAGCGGGTGCTGGAGCCCGCGGCTGCCGGTGAGGTGGCCGCCTGATGGCCAACCCCGGATTCAAGCTTCGCGGGACGAAGGCGATGCAGCGCAAGATCGAGCGCATCGCCCGCGACTTCCCGAACAAGGCTGAGGGCGCCTTGCGTGTCGAGGCAGAGGTCATCAAGACCGTGTCTCAGCGCGACTTCGTGCCGGTCAAGGAAGGCATTCTTAGGGGCAGCGCATTCGTCAGCCCTGTCGAGCGGAAGGGCAATGAGATTTCCGTCACCATCGGCTACGGTGGAGCGGCGAAAGATTATGCCCTACGCCAGCACGAGGAACCCAGCTACAAGCACAAGGTCGGTTCGTGGAAGTACTTGGAGCTACCGCTCCGAGCAGCCATCCCCGGCATGGCCGAGCGCATCGCGGCGAAGGTTAAGGTATGACCAAGTACCTCGAAATCCTCGCCGTGCAACGCCCCTTTTCCGTCGGCGTTGACGAGCAGGACCGCACGATGTTCAGCGCGAACTACGAAGCGCTGGCGAAGGCCCCGGTGAATCAGTGGGAAGAGGAGATTGTGAAGATCCTCAGCACCGCCGGGCTTGCCACGCTCGGAACCGACACCTTCGTCGGCCAAGCGGCCGCTGTGCCGACTGGAAACGGTCCATTCCTTCTAGTCCTCGACTCGGGCGGTACGACTCCGCTCGAAACCCATGGCAGTTCTGTCTACGAGCGGCTGAGTGCGCAGCTCGTGGTGAGAGCAAAGAGTTACGCCGTCGCCAGGACCCGAGCGCTCGCATGTTGGCGTGCGCTGCATGGCGTCAGGAACCAAACAGTGACGGCCTAGCCGTCCGCACAAGAAGGAGAAAGCGATGAGCAGCGCCGACAGTGGTCACAATGCAACGATCGCGGTAGAGCTGGGCACGCCGCCCGTCAGCGGCGTCTGGACCAACATCCCGGAGTTGATGGGCGACCTCAAGGGGTTCTCCGGAACGCGCGCGGTGACTAAGTTCACGCCGCACGGAGAGAACATCAACTCGGCGGTCACGGGTCCGATCGAGCGAAACTCGTCGAGCTTCACCCTCAACTTCGACCCGAACGACGCGACGCACCTCGCCCTCCGCGCCGCCTTCTTCGCGCCGCTCAAGGTCAACCGCCTGCGCGGCTGGCGGTATTGGGGGCCGGCCGGCTCCGCTGGCGTGGACGAGGTGATCCAGTCGGGCGAGATCGTCGAGTGGGATGACACCGCTCCCGAAGGCGCCGGCATCCGGCAGGTCGCGGTGATGGTCGAGTTCAGCAAGCAGGCGAAGATCGACGGCGTGCTCCACGGGACCGCCGCGTAGTTCAACGCAGCCCTTACATGAACGAGAGGGAGTGAACCAATGACGGCCAAGAAGACGAGAAAGCTGCTCACCAGCGCGGACCTGCGCGAGAGCGGCAAGAAGCTGACGGAACTGGAGGTCAAGGACGGCGAGGACGTGCTGGGGGTCGTCTTCGTGCGGCAGATTCCGGCAAGCGTCATCCTCGATTACAAGGAGAACACCGACAACAAGGAGGGCACGGTCGACCTCATCCACGTTGGCATCGCTGACCACGAAGGTAATGCGTTGTTCGCCGACAAGGCTGAGATCAGAGAGCTCCCGCTGGCCCTCTTCGGCGCCCTGTCGAAGGCGGTCAATGAGCAACTCAAGGTGCTCCAGGGAGGAGAAGACAAGGGAAACGCCTCCGGCGAAGCGGTGACCGCCGCTTCGCCTACCGCTTAGCGCTTCACTTGGGGAGGTGGGACGTGGACGCGATGCTGGCGGAGATGCCGTGGGAGGCGTTCCAGGAGTGGCGGGAGTATGACCGCCTGGAGCCTTTCGGCGAGGAGCGGGGAGACCTGCGTGCCGGCATCATCGCGTCCACGATCGCCAACGCCAACCGAGGCAAGAAAACGAAGCCGTTCAAGCCGGCCGACTTCATGCCGGACTTTCTGCGCGTGATTGAACCGCCGAAGCCGATGTCCGCAGCGGAGTTCCGGGTTGCGTTCGATGGCTTCAAAGAGATGGTGCGCGCGACGGCGGGGGCGCCCGCGGCGTAGACGATGGCGAATATCGGCACCGTTGAAGGCGTACTGCGGCTCAAGGATGAATTCACATCCAAGCTGAACGCCGCTGCGTTTCAACTCGAAAAGCAGGGCAAGCGGATGGAAAAGGTTGGCCGCCAGATGTCTGATATCGGCAGCCAGCTCACCCGCTCTCTAACGCTGCCATTGGCCGCCATCGGCGGTGTCGCGGTTAAGTCCTTCGCCGACTTCGACGGCGCGATGAATAAGTCACTCGCGATCATGGGGGACGTCTCGGAGACATTGCGTAGCGAGATGACCTCGGCCGCGCGCAAAATGGCGACGCAGTCCGTCTTCTCTGCCAAGCAAGCCGCAGAGTCGTATTTTTTCCTCGCGTCAGCGGGCCTGGACGCCCAGACGTCTATCGCTGCGCTGCCGACGGTAACTAGTTTCGCGCAGGCCGGCATGTTCGATATGGCTCTAGCGACAGACCTGTTGACCGACGCGCAATCAGCGCTAGGTCTAACCATCCGCGATGACGCCATCAGAAACATGGAGAACATGGTCAGGGTCAGCGACGTATTGGTTAAGGCCAATACTCTCGCCAATGCTACAGTGCATCAGTTCTCCGAATCGCTAACCAGCGAGGCTGGCGCGGCGCTGAAGTCGTTCGGCATCGACGTCGAAGAGGGTGTAGCCGTGCTGGCCGCCTTCGCCGACCAGGGCGTTAAAGGGCAGGTGGCTGGCACCAGCCTGTCACGTATTCTCCGGATGATGACCTCGGCGGCAGTAAATAACTCTGAAGCTTACAAGCGGATGCGCGTTGAGGTTTTCGACGCCGGCGGAAATATCAAAAACATGGCTGACGTTGTCGCCGACCTTGAGCGAGCGCTCGGCGACCTTTCGGATGAGCAGAGAGTTGCAGCGCTTGAGACTCTAGGGTTCCAGGCGCGAATTCAGGGCGTGATCTTGCCGCTGCTCGGCACCTCGGACGCTATTCGCCAATACGAAAAAGGAATCCGTAGCGCCAGCGGGATTACCGAGGAGGTGGCCAACAAGCAGCTCCAAGCTTTCGGCGCTCGGATGGGACTGGTCAAAGATCAGATTCTAGACGTTGCTATTACGCTAGGAGAATCTCTTGCGCCCTCAATCGAGGGATTCGCTAGAAATATTGTCGTGCCGGCGACCAAGGCCCTGGCGGCGCTAGCCGGATCTTTCGCGCAACTGCCGGGCGTAGCTAAAGTCGTCGTCGTGGCTGTGGGCGCACTCGCCGCCGCCATCGGCCCGGCCCTTTTCGTCACCGGCCAGCTCATCACCGCGTGGGGAACCTTAATTACCACGGCGCCACGAGTGGCTGCCGCGATCAAGCTGGTCACCGTCTCTATGCAGGCGATGGCGACGCTCGGCGTTGCCGTCGCCGTCGTGGCGATCAACCATTTGATCACCAAGTGGGGCGAAGCGTCGGAAGCGGCGATGAAGTATCACCGCGAATCGAGCCAGGCGCTCGGGATCACGAAGCGGTTGATGGACGAATCACGGGCGGGGGAGGGCATCGTCTCGGCCGCAACGTTCGCCGAAGGCAAGGAAGAGCTGGCGCGCGTCACCGCCGAGATCAAGCGGATGGAGGCGCAGGTCTCCCGGACGAAGCAAGCGATGGACGCCTCCATTCGCGACCCGGACGCATGGGCAAGGCTCGTGCCGGTGCTCGATAAGCAGGTCAAGGCGCTGCGGGAGGCCGAGCAGCGCTTCATCCCGCTGTCGAACATCCTGGACAAGGTGGACGTGGCGGCGGGCGCTGCAAGCGAGTCGCTAGAGGGCGTACCGCCGACGGGGGTCATACCCAACGTCGAGGCGCTGACCGACGCTCTACAGCGGCAGCTCTCCGCTCTGAGCGCTGTTCTCGACCCGCTGGTCAACATGCGGGACCAGTACGCAGCCCTCCGGGAGCAGCTGGTAGCTACCGAGCTTGCGGCGACTGAGGAGGATCTTCGCCGGATCGCCAAGGCGCTGGAGCTGGGGCTGGCGCCGATGCAGGCCATGGAGGGAGCGACGCGAGCGTATCTTGACGAGCTGCTGGCTGTGGACGATGCTCTCGCCGCCACCGAACAGGCGATCCGCGACATGGGGGAGGCGCTCGTTCGCGAGCACACCATGCCGACGATCGAGGCGCCGGCGGTGACGTTTGACGATTGGATTTTCAGCGACGCCTTCATTGACGAGCTAACCCGGCGGTACAACCAACTGTTCGAAGTCGACCTCAAGGCGATTCACGAGAACTACCTGCGCGGCTTGCAGTCGGCGTTTTCTAGCACCTTCCGCGAGCTTCTCTCCGGCGAAGAGGTGGAGTTCCGAGACTTCTTCCAGTCCATCGCCGACGTGGGCGCCGCGATCATCGCCGAGCAGATCGGGGCCGCACTGACCAAGGCTCTGAGTGGTCAGGCCGGCGCGTGGAAGGACATGACGAAGTTCTTCAATTCGGCGGTAGGTCAGGCTACAGCATGGTTAAGCGTGGTCAACACTATTTCCGCCGCCTCCAATACTGGTTATGCAATCGCTGGGGCGGCGATCGGTGCCATAGTTGGAGGAATCGCAGCGGGAGCTGTGAGCGGTGGCATGGGGGCGCCGGCGGGGGCGGCTCTCGGCGCTCAAATTGGCGCGTGGCTCGGGTCGATGATCAAGCACGGCTCCCCGGAGTTCTTCGGCGCGATCTCGGCGGAGCTTGGGAAGGTTGACATTGGCGGGAAGCTGGGCGAAGTCGCCAAGGGTCTCGGGACCGACATCGCCGCCGCCGTTCAGCGCATTATGGACGCCCTCGGCGCGGAGTTGGAGTCGATCGGTGAGGGCATCAAGCTGAAGATGAAGGACGACAAGTTGTCGGTGATTGTCGACGGTGACGAGTTCCGCTTTAAGGACAAGATCGAGCAGGGCATTTCGTTCGCCATCGCCGAGGCTTTGAAGCGTGCCGAGATCAGCGGGATTTCCGAAGAGGCCAAGGCGGCGCTCGCCAACACGGTTGGCGACTCGGTCGAGGAGATTCTTTCCGACCTCGACTTCGCCCGGTTCATCGAACAGCTTGGTCTGACCGATAGCGCCCGCGCCCTGGACGATTTTGTCGATCAGTTCCGCATCACATGGAACCGCATGGTCGCCCTTGGAATTGATGGGGCCGAGCGGCTGGGAGCGTGGGCGGTCAAGACTCTGGAGGCTCAGCGCAACGCCATCCTCGGGATCGAAGAGACGGTAGAGGAGCGCATCCGCCGGGAAGCCGAAGGGTGGCAGCAACAGAAGGTTCTGATTGAGGCGGAGGCCCTGCTGCGCAAACTGGACCTAGAGCAGCGCGCCGCCGCCCTGCGCGTCGAGGCCGAGCAACTCCGGGCCAAGCTCGAAATGAGCAAGGCTTCGATGGATCTCGACCGCCTGATGCTGGAGGCCGGGTGGGAGTTGCTAAGCGCCGAGGCAGCGATGCTCAGTACGGTATTGCAGCAGCTCGCGTTGGTACAGGGTGCGATTGCCGGCCTGGACGCGATGCTAGATGCGCTGAGCAAGACCTTGGACATCACAGAGAAGGACATTCAGGACGCGATCAGGCGCGCGCGCGGGGGCGGCGGCGGACAGAGGAAAGCGGATCAAGAGCGACTGAATGACCTGTTGGCCGCGTCGCTCATGGCGTCCCTACCGGATGTTGCGCGATCGCTCGCCGAGGTCAACAAGAAGTTTGATGATGCAGCGTCCCTCGCCCACAAGAACGCCGAGATGTTGGACGAGTTGGCAGCGGCCCGCGAGCGTGAGATCGAAGCTGTCCGCAATAACGTGCGCCAGACCTACTACGACGCCATCGCGCAGGCGCAGGGGCTGTCAGAAATCTGGGGCGTGCTCGACAGGTTCCGCGACCTTAGCCAAAGCATCCTCGACGCCGGTCTGTCGGCAGAGGAAACGGCGGAGCGGTTGGCGGGCCTCGAATGGGCGGAAGGAATCGAAAAGCAGAAAATCGAATTCGGCATCGTAGACAAGCTCTTCGGATACCTGTCAGAAAGCGCGCAGTTCGCGGCCCAGGGCGTCGAGTTTGCGCGCATGAAGGTAGAGTTGGAGTTCGGCATCATGCGGGCGCAGTTGGAGCTGCTCGGGGTCTTCGCTAAGTACGCTGAGATCTTCGACGCTGCTTTTGATGCCGCCATGGAGGCAGCCAGCGTGATTCCTGATCTCGTGCTGCCGACAACGCAGATCCGCGACAACTTCAACCATGCTCGCGACGCCGCGGCGGCGATGGCAGAGCGACTCGTGCGCGCAAAAGAGAGCATCTCCGACCTACTGGTCTCGATGGATCAGGGGGGGTTTGGCGGAATCTCCCCGCGGGAAGCACTGGCGAACGTCCTCGCTCAGTTCCGTTCAGTGCGAGACGCTGCGCGTACCGGCGCGATCGGAGCGGTCGAGCAGTTCCCTGAAACCGCGCGCGCCCTCTTGGATATCGCTCGCCGGTTCGGCGCTAGCGGCCCCGAGTTTCAAGCGATTTTCGATGAGATCCGCGCCTCCGGCGTGGACCTCCTCGGCCTCACCCAGGCGCGCGAGGGCAACGTCGTGTTCGATCAGCGGTTCTTCGATCAGCAGGAAGGCCAGACGGACGTGCTGTCGCGCGGCTTTGAGGCCAACAGCGAGGAACAGGCACGGATGCGGCGGGAGCTGGAGCTGTTGCGCAGCGAGGTTGTAGCCATGCGTCAGGCGTTTGAGGCTGCCGAAGCGGCAGCGGCTAGGGCGGCGTGACGGCCTACGGCCTCAGTCACGGCTCGGAAGCAGGGTCGGGAACCACCGTGTCGGTGGCCTCTGCTGATCCGATTACGATCCTGCGCACGAATCCCATCGCTCGGCGCACATTCCTCGCGGTCGCCACCCCCCGCGACCCAGCCACGGGGTCCGAGGTCACAATCAGGTTGTCTTCCGACGGATATACAACCGGGCCAACCGACCCGACGCATCCCAGCGAGACGTTTTACGAGTCTCTGGTCAGGCCCTACAATGCCGAAATCAGCATCTTTCGGGGCGGAGTGTCATCCGTTGCCGGCGGGGTCGCTCGCGGGAGTAATCCGGTATCGGGCGTCGCCGTCCCTGGATTCGGCGACATCGAAATCAAAGACGCTGAAATCCCGACCGCGACCCATTCAACGGGCCGCCTGCTCGATTATCTGGCGACGCTTGATTGGGCGGGGCGGACGATCAAAAGCTTCGTCGGTCTGTCCGACCGGACGTTCCCAGAGTTCGCGCAGATCGCGCAGGTCACCTCGGATGGTCTGGCCTGGGATCTCGACGCTGCCCGTATTCGAGTGCGCGACTTAAGGTACAAGCTCGACATTCCGATTCAAACGACCCTGTACGCCGGCACGGGCGAGGCTGAGGGCGGCGATGCAGTCAAGGGGAAGCCGAAGCCGATCCTCTATGGGCAGCGCCGCAAGATCGAGCCCGTGATGGTCGACACCACCAACCTGGTGCTCCAGTTTCACGACGCGGCAGCGCACGCAGTGGACGAGGTGCTCGACCAGGGCGTGGCCCTGGCTTTCGCCGCCGATTACGCAAGCTATGCGGCACTGATAGCTGCGACGGTTGGCGGTTCTCAGTATGCGACTTGCCTAGCCGAGGGGCTGATCCGCCTCGGCGCGCTGCCGGCCGGCGTTATCACCATCAGCGCCCGCGGGGATGCCACCGGACCGGGCTATGTGAGCAACGCGGTCGACATTGCGGAGCGGATCATTACCGACCGTGGCGGCTTCACCGATTTCGATATTGCCGGCCTGGCCGCCCTTGAGGCGGCAAACTCCTCGACCACGGGCGTCTACGTTCGCGGCGAGCAGTCGACGACGATCTCCGACGAGGTAGCGAAGCTGCTCACCAGCTACGGCGCCTGGATGGTGCTCGACCGCGTCGGCGTTGTCACCATGGACCGTCTGGTCGACCCGGACTCCGTGGCGGCCGCCTTCAGCTTGACCGCTGACGATCTCCGCGAACCTACCGCGGGAGGTGTTTTCGAGCGGGTTCCCGCCGGGGTGCGCACCTACCGCGTCCGCCTCGCGCACCGGCCATACCAGCGGGTCATGTCGGCCACTGATCTTGCGGACGGTGTGTCGGCCGCCGACCGCGCTGACTTCGGCGAGTCGTTCCGGTTCGTCACCGAATCCGACCCGACAGTTCTTACCGAGACGCCCGTCGCACAGGTTTTGGAGGTCGAGACCTTACTCGACGACGCTGCGGAGGCGACGACCGAGGCGGCGCGCTTGCTCGACCTCTTCAAGACCGAGCGCAGCCTGTACACGGTGAGCCTGGAGTCTGGTCTCTTCAGCTACTTCCTTGGCGACGTGGTGGGGGTCTCACTGGTAGGAAACCAGTACGGGCTCGGGACAGCGAAAAACTTTGTGGTGGTCGGTCTGGTCGAAAATGCATCGGTCGACGGTTCGCCCGACGAAATCAAACTGGTGCTTTGGGGCTGATCGTGGCATCTATCGTCATCGCAAGAGCCGACCTCCCGAGCGCTGCCGTGCTCACTCCGAGCTCGCAGGCGTCAGCCTCGCTTGGGGTCGGCAACCTGCTGACGTTGAATCCGCGACAGAAGTGGCGTACGGTCAACCTGACGGTCTCGGTTGTCGTCGATCTCGGCGCGGCGCTGGCGCGGAACACGGTGGCGATGCTCTACAGCAACGCAACCTCTGCCGCGACCTGGCAGGTGCGGGCTGCAACCTCGGAAGCGAACCTCACGGCGTCCCCGGGTTACGACTCCGGGAGCCTGTCGCACTTCCCCGGTGGCGCTGACCTTTCGACGTGGGAGGAAACCCACGCGCGCCTGCATATCGGTTCCGACCAGACCTTCCGGTGGTGGCGGGTGGACGTGACCGACGCAGCCAATCCGGACGGCTATTACGAAGCCGGCCGGATCGTGATCGCTGATCGCTTTCAACCGGAGTTCTCGGCGACGCGAGTCGAGCCGATCTTCAGCGAGCCGGCCGTGCGCACGAAGAGCCAGGCGGGGGGCGTGACACCGCGAGCGCAGACGAAGCGGCGCGGAGTGCGGTTCACTGTCTTCGCCATGAGCGAGGCTGAGGCGTTCGGTTCACTCTCGCCGCTCTACCGGGACGCAGGGTCGAGCCGGGCCGTCCTGGTGGACATCAACCCCGCCGAGGTCGCCTATCCGATGGATCACCTTTACTACGGCCTGATGGCTGCGGACCGCCCGCTGCCGAACCTGTTCACCGGCAGATACTCGGCCGATTTTGAGATTGAGGAGCCCTGATGGCTGTCAAATGGCTTCCGCTGGTACACGAGGGCACCTCCACCTCCGGCACCGGGGCATTGACCCTCGACGGTACTCCGCCAACCGACCGTCGGAGCTTCGTCACGGCTCAAGGTAACGCCGAGATCGCAGCGAGCGGCGACGAGGTGTACTTCATAGTGTCGGATCTCGGCGCCAACCCGCCCGGCACGAATTGGGAGCTGAACCGCGGCGTCTGGACCGCGGCCGGCAACACGCTGACCAGGACGAACCCTCCAATCGCCAGCTCCAACGGCGGCGCCTTGGTCAATTTCCCTTCCGGCGGCAAGCGCGACGTCTACACGGTGGTCGACCCGATTCTGTTCGCGCTGCTCGCCTCGGCCCAGACCTTCACCGCCGCGCAGACCATCTCGGCGTCGGGCACCGCGCTTTCGCTGACCGGCGCAAGCAACCCTGAGATTCTGATTGATGAAGGCGGATCGGGGACAAGCTACCTCCGTCTTCAGGATACGTCCAACCTTCTCGCGGATATCTCTAAGACAGCGGCGGCGGGCTCCGCGATACTGAACTTGAGCGTCAACCCTTCCGACGGAGCCGGTGCCGCGACGGTGCGCCTTTTCCGTGCGACCAACACCACCGGCAACAAGAACTTCGATGTGCACGCGGGCGACGGGTCCGCAACGGTCGCGCAGCGTCTCTCGAATTCCGGGTGCACGCTTACCGGGACCGTCACCGTCAACGGGACGGCCGTCGCGCTGCAGGGGGTGTTGAGCGCGCCGAGTGGTGGGAAGCTGTTGTGGGGCTCGACCACCTTGCCGACCGGATGGAGCGTGATCGCTAGCACTTCCGACCGCACCATCCTCACCACCGAGACGGCGGCAGAGGGCGGCTCGACGGGTGGGAGCTGGACCGTCTCGGGGATCACGGCGGCCGGGACTTCGATCACCATCAGTCAGATGCCGGACCATGACCACACCGTCTTTCATGGCGTGGCGGTCGCCGCCGCCGGCAGCGACTTTGCGACTGGCCGCGTGCTACCCGTTACCGGGGGGGACGATCAACTGACCGCTGTCACCGGAAGCGGCAACACACACACGCATACGCTTTCGTCGGATGGCACCTGGAAGGGAAAATGGATCAAGGCTCTGTGGATCGTAAAGGCATGAGCTGCGCCGGCCGCTGCGATCGGTGCGAAACGACCACAGCCGAGGCGCTGCTGCGCGCTGCTGGGGCCGATGCATCGCACCTTGAGGGGAAGCCTTGTCCCTGGTGGTGGGGCGTCGAGGAAACGCGGGATAACGCTGAGACGGGGCAGGTCGAGACGAGGCGGCGGTGGGCGTGTGGCAAAACCATCTTGCCGCGGTATCTCGGCGACTACGGCAGCGCGATGGAGCAAGCGGCAGCGGGGGTGCAACGGCAGGCGGCGGTTGCCGAGGTCGCCGTCTCGGCGGCTTTGGCGAGCGCGGCGCGGGTGGGGCCGGAGGGATGGGGCCGGCGGCTGGTGCGGCGCCTAGGAGGCAACCGCACCAGCACGCGCCCGGTGTTACTCGGCGGCGGGAGCGATCGTGTGCGCCAGCACCAAGTTCTGACCGAGGCCGAGGCGCAGGCACTGCTGGCACGGGATGATTGAGGCGGAGACGGACACGTGATCCCCCACCACGACCTCGGCGCACTGCTCGCTGATCCGCTGATCGCACACGACGGCGATGCCGGAGATCTTGACCTCGACCTGCGCGTAGGTCTCGGGGGAGGCGTTGCTGTCGGGGGCGCCCCACGTCACGCGAACCGCCTCGACCTCGCCGACGAAGTTGAAGGGATCGGCGGCGAGCGCCCAGGTGGCGGCGAACAGCGAGAGCATGGCGAACACGGCGATCTTACGCATGGGTCTTCTCCTTGGTGGCTTCCCGAATCAGCCGGCGCACGACTGCTGCCCATGGCACGTCGCCCTGCTCGTGGGCGAGCTGGCGCAGGCGCTCGCGGTCCTCTTCGGAGAGCCGGATGGTTAGGTGCGGCGTCTTCATGCGGTGACTGTACACCGCCGCGGCGTCGCGTGTCAAGGGCGAAGGTGGGGCGGCATCGCGGGGGAGGGGAAGAGTGCCGGCCCCGGATCAGCGACCCCGCCGCAAGGCATTTGGGATCTCCCCGGGACCGGCTGCGTCCCCGAAGCTTGACGCCGCGTTACCGCCTGTGTCAAGATTCGGGTCGATGCGACGCCGGAAGCTCCTCTTCCAGAGCCACTCTAGCACACCTTGTGGAGCAGGGCACGATTCGCAACCTCACCCTCTTGAGGTTGGGCGGACCACCCGCGTCAGTGGTGGTACATCCAGGCACCGCATCGACTCTCCCGAACGGCCGACGCGGGCAACGCGCAGGTGGTCGATCCTGCATGGGACAGCGCCCCGCTCCAACGTGGCAGCCGAAAGCTGACGGTCGGCCGGCTCTGCAGGGGAGCCGGTTGGGATGGGTCGCGAGGACAGGCGGGCTGCAAGGCAAGCACCCCTGCCTCCCGTATCCCCTACTGCCACAGGGGATGTCCCGGCATGGAAGTAACCCCACCGCTGGCCACCTATCTGGAGGATACGCATGGCCGAGCTGACTTTTACCGTTCCGCAATCCGCTACCGTCACCGCTGCCGATGTGATCGCCGCCGCCGCCGAGCGCGCCGGCTACACCGCCGAGCACGAGGGCACGGCCGAGCAGTTCCTCGCCCGCCACCTCGCCGAGCACGTCCACACGCTCTACCGCTCCGCCCTGATCGACCGGGCGGCGAAGGCGTCGGACGAGGAGCTGCCGCCTCCGGAGCGCCAGAGGGTGCTGGCGACCGAGACCGCGATCGCGCCCGGGAACGGCAACGGCGGCACCCGGTGACTCGTCTCCGCAGCCTGCCGGCGGCGCGCCCGCCTAGCCGAATCCCTCCCGGTGACGGTAAGGCTGCGTCTTTTTTCTCGCACGTCCTTTCCCGGAGGCCCAGATGAGCCTACGCGACCACCTCGCCGCCCTCGCCGCGCTGTCCAACGGTCGGCGCCCCAAGGTCGTCGGCACCTACAAGCGCTGGACCGTAGAAGCCTTCGCAGCCCACGGCGGCTCGAAGAACGCCGACATGATGGGCTACGCGAGCGACAGCGACTTCCGATGGATCGCCGACCTTGCCCGCCACCAGGTGGGGGCCGCCGGGTTGTGGATGGATGAGGCGATCCCGTTCGACTTCTACGTGGACGGCCCGCTGGCAGCCTACGCGGTGTCGCTGAAGCTCGCCCGCGATGCCGGCGACCAGGCGGCGGCGCGTTGGATCGAGCGGCCCATGCGCTCCATCCTCCACCTGCATGCCATCGCAGCCGTGCCGGTGACGATGACCCGGGGCTGGCAGATGCTCGGCGTTGGCAACGCTCCCGGCCGCGTCACCACCTCGACGGCCGTGCGCCACCGAGGCGCCTCGACTCCGGTAGTGGGCGACCGCTTCCACCCTAACCGGGCGGTGTCCGGGGCTTCGATGGGGCTGTGGCTGTCGTGGGCTGCAGCGTTCCCCGGCCGGAGCGCCAAGCCCCCGCGCCTCGGCTCGACGGTGCGGACCGACGACAAGTGCGGGGAGGCGGACATCTTCGCCAATCTCGGCGGGGTTCGCAGCTTCTCCGAGGACGTAGACCCCGCGATCTTCGGGCTTCACCCCGGCGACCGGGAACGGCTGCTGGCTGCCATCCACGGCGACCACGATGCCGCCACCGAGTGCGCCGCCATCGTGGTCCAGGAATGCCCGCTAGGCCACCGCTACGACTTCATCCGCATCCTGACTGACCGCGGCGGTGAGGCGTTCAGCGTCGGCTCGCGGCACAATGGGAACAAGCCCCACTGCGTTGCCAGCTCCACCTCGCTGGCGGGCGAGTGGCGCCTGCTGCTGCCGGGCGTCGGGGTCAAGGTGGGCGCCAACGTGGGGCTGTGGGTCAAGGTCGGCGACACACTGACCGAGGCCGGCGCCGAGAACCGCAGCGGCGGGCCGAGCACGGTCAGCATGCCGCGTCTCGGCGGGCGAATGATCTACGGCTTCCGGTTCCGCAACCGCGGCGTCGAGCGTATGAACGGAGGGACCGTGGCGCCCGGGCCCCAGCCGAAGCCCCCCGAGCCCCCGGTGGAGCCCCCGGTGGAGCCCCCGGTGGAGCCGCCGGTGGAGCCGCCAGCACCGAAGCCGCCAGTCAGCCCGCTCGGCCCGCAGCGCTACGTTGTAGACGCCGCGAACGCGAACACCGGTGCGAAGGTTGCGCTTCTGATCGGGAACGACAAGCACGGCGTCCTGACCATCTTTCGGGAGTCGCGTCGCCGCTAGGAGGCGCACCTATGATCTTCGCTGAGATTGCAATCTGGGGACGAAGAATGACCAACGAAGAACCGCAGCGCCGCGCAGGCCGGGATTTCGTTGATCTCTCGGCTTCCTATCTTCCTACTCTGAAAGTGGTTGCGATCTGCTGCGCTGTCGCTGCTGGCACCTGGTGGGCCAGAGGGCTGTCGATCAACGTCGAGAGCACGATGCACCAAGTGACAGCGCTGAGTAAGTCCATCAGCGAGGGTCAGACCAAGGCGACAGAAGAGCAACTCAAGCTCATGGTTGAGATCGAGAAGCTCAAGGACAAGTTCGAGGAAGCCGACAACGAGTTCCGCCTGTTCAAGGATTTTACCGAGGGCCGCATTGGGTCGATGCCCTACAGGCCCTCACAACCCGAAAGGAGACCGCAGTGAGCAACGGAGAAGAGGAAGCGCGACGCAAGATCATCATCGACAATGGCCTGATCCAAATGGCCGCCGAGTGCAGCACCATGGCGGCTCGCGGAGAGTTGTCGCGCGAGCAGCTCGACGCGATGGTCGAGCTTGACCAGGACTGGATGCAGCGGACCAAGCGCGTGATGGGCCGCGAGTAGAAAAAGCCGTGACCGCCGACCCCCTCACCCGCCTCCGCGCCATGGAGGACACCTTGCTCTCGCCGGAGCTGTACGTTCGCCTTCCGGACGCGGTCCCGTACGCCTTGGTGGTAGCTGGTGAGGACGGCAGGATCGTCGTCTTCAATCGGGAGGCCGAACTTTTGTTCGGCTACCACCGAGCAGAGGTGATTGGAAGGCGGCTGGAGCGCCTGATGCCGGAACGCTTCCGGAAGCGCCACCGCGAGCATCGCGCGACCTACGCGGAGGAGCCTCATGCTCGACCGCTGGGGGTCGATCTCGACCTCGTGGCGATGACGAAAGCTGGTGAGGAGATCCCGGTAGAGATTGCGATCTCGCCAATCCAGACGCCTGACGGGCGGTTCGATGCCGCCATCGTGCGGCGGAGAGGGTCATGACTACCGGCGGCGGGCTCGACGGGTGGACGGTCGTTCGCCAGCTCCTGACCGAGGCCGCAGAGAGCCAGGACAAACGATTGACCAACGTCGAGCGGCTGCTCGATCAGCTTCGGGTCGAGATCATCGGAGAAATCCGCGTCGAGATCGCGTCCCTGAAGGCCAAGGCCGGGTTGTGGGCGGCTCTGGCCGCTGCGGTGCCGGCGGCGATCGCGGCGCTGGTGTGGCTACTGACGAGGTAATGGCGATGAGCGAACAGCGCGCGTGGTGGCAGGGGTTGCGTAACGAGCCTCTGCGAATCGTATCCGTTTTGCAGGCGCTGCTGGCCGCGGGCGTGTCCTTCGGCCTGGACATCACGGTCGAGCAACAGACGAGCATCCTTGCCGCAGCCGGCGCCGTGGTGGCGATGCTGGAGGTGGCTCGGTCGAAGAGCGTCCCGGCGAGGAAGCTGACGGGCGCCGAGCTGGAAGTGGTGGCCGAGCGCCGGGACGCGCCGCTACCCGCCACCTCTAATCGAAGGAGCAACTCCATGAAGCACAAGATCGGAATCTTCCTCGCCCTCCTCCTCGCCCTACCGGCGGTCCAAATCCAGGCCGAGGTGGTTATCGACTGGAATGCGGCAGCCGCGAACCTCTCTCGCTCGCGCTGCGGCTGCTCGGCGGCGGAGGTTCGCGCGTGGCTGCGCGGCGCTACTCCACAGGCGCCGCCGCCGTGCTACTCGGCGGCCGCCTGCGTGCCCTTCAATAACTGTTATGGGCACGGAATGTCCGACACTTGGCACCTGTACGCTAGGGGGGCGGGGGTCAAGATTTGCAGCAACGAGGAGACGAAAGAATTCCTGCGCGAGTTTCCCGTGTGGCTAAACGTGATCCTGTGGAACAGCACCTGCGGGGACCGTCGCCCGTGGTGGCCCCAGGATTGGGTCAACCGCGACCCCTGCACATGGGAAAAACGGTCGCCCAATCTGCCGGATCAGCCAGGCGACGGCTGCGACATCGCAGGGTGGACGGGGCGTGCGGTGGAGCGGGATTCGTGCAGGTTCTTCCGGCCTGCCAGCTTCAGCGCGACGTGCTGCGCGGGACCGCTCCCGGTGCGCGTCTGTGTGAACCGCCCGGAGTGCTTCGCCGGAGAGATTGCACCCCCACCCCCACCACCGCCGCCACCGCATCCGCCGGCCGTTTGCGGGGACAAGGTTTGTGACCTCATGGAGCCATGCTCTTGCCCGGAGTGTGGCGCTCGCGAGGACTGCCGGCCGTCTGAGCCACCGGCCGAGCCGACCCGCGAGGACTTGATCGAGCGCCTGCTGGAGCGGCTCCGGGTGGTCCTGGAAGAAGAGGTGCCGCGTGACTGAGATCCTCGCGCTCTTCGCCGTCATTCTGCTGGTCGTCACTGACGGTGTTGCCTGGCTCTCGCCGATACTGATCTTCGTCGGCCTCTGCCATGTCGCGGAGGAGTGGTGGTGGCCTGGTGGTTTCCCCCGATGGCGGGCGGCACGGCTTGGCCGGCGGGCGCCCGCGCTCCTACGGGTGGTGGCCGAAGCGGGCGGGCTCACCGTCCTCCTTGTCACGCTGGCGACGCTCGCCGGCCGTCACCCGGAGGCGGGCGCTGTGCTCGCCGGCCTGCTGTTCGCCGACGTCATCACCCACCTGCCGTGGGGCAGGACCTATTCGCCGGGATGCCTGACCGCCGCCGCGCTGTTCCCTGCCGCAATCGTGGCCCTCGCCCCATCCGTCGACAGCGTGTCGCCGTGGTGGGCGCTGGCCGGTGTCGGGATCATCGTGGCGTCGTGGCTGTTCGCTAGGGGCGGGCTGCGGGGGCGGCCGGGGCGGTGAGGGTGGGGATGTTGGAGCCAGCGCCCGGAGTCGAACCGGTGGGGCCGGTTTACAGGACCGGCTGCGCCCCGCGGCGCTTCGCTGGCTGGAAGGACCGCGGGGAGGGCGGGGCTGGAAAACGCCGGCTGTGCTCGACGCCACCCCGCCTCGCGGTAGGGGCCACCCGCCCTCCCCGAAGCCTCCCGGAAGATTGGGAGCAGGGGGCGGATTTGAACCGTCTCTACAAGGGTTATGAGCCCTCGCTGTCTCCAAGACTCCCTGCGAAAGCGATTCTACCATGACCAGAAAATCCGCCAACCTCCCGCCGAAGCTCGCGGCTGTGCTGGCCCGTCTCGCCACGCAGAATGGCGGCTCCTTGACCATCGCTCAGGCCGCCGTCCTGCCGTATCTGGTCGACGTGGTGGCGATGCGAGTGCTCGGCCGTCCTATCACCGGCGCGACGCACGTCTGCATCGCGGATGAAGAGTGGGAGAGCGTGACGGGAGGTGCCAAGTGACCCGCCAGCCACCGATTCCGCAAGCCGCGCAGGACTACGCCGAGTGGCACAAAGCGGCTTACGGCTGGTCCCCGTTTGAGTCGCGGCCATGCGGACGATGCGGAGGGCCGGTAGCTCTAAACGAAATCTACCGCTGCTACGAGTGCCAGCTCGGTATGCAACCGCGATTGTTGCCGAGCGCACTGTGAAGAGAGCCGCGAAGGAGCAGGCGCATGACCCCCGACAGCGCAGGGACGCGATGATGAGCGGCTTGGCGGGCGTAAATCAGGCGCGAACTGGTGTAGAATTCGGGGTGAAGCGGAGGTTGCGACTCCGCCACACCCCTGACCGCCGCCCCCACGAAGGAGGGACGATGGCTGCAAGAACTCTACTCCAGCTCGCTCGCGCCGCCGAGCTCCGATTTTGGCCGAAGGTGGATATACGCGGCCCGGATGAGTGTTGGGAATGGACCGCCGCCACGGACGGGGACTGCTACGGAAAGATAGGAATCGGAAGGCGCCCCCCTAACACCTCCATAACGGAACGCTCGCACAGGCTGTCGTGGTGCCTCGACAACGGACGCAGTATCCCCGGCGGGATGTGCGTCCTCCACCGCTGCGACAACCCGCCGTGCGTCAACCCGCGCCATCTATTCCTCGGAACCAGCGCCGACAACATGGCCGACAGGGAGGCAAAGGGCAGGGGGCGGCGTCCATCGAGCCGTGGCGAAGCTAACCCGCAGGCGGTCCTGAGCCGCTACGCGGCGCGAATCGTGTGTCGCATGGCTACGTCTGGGAAGTGGGAGCAGGAGGTGATCGCTACCGCGTTCCGCATTTCGCAGCCGCTGGTTTCAAAGATCAAGCACGGTCTGCGCTGGGCGTCCGCCACGGCGGACATTCGGGGGGCGACTTGAGCCTCGCCGATCGCCGGCAGGCGGCCCCCGACGCCGCCAACGGCGCCCTCGTCGGCGCCCTTCAGCGCGGCCTTGCCGAGCGCAAGCTCTACGACGGCCCGATCGACGAATGGGCATCCCCGGGAGGGCCGACGCAGCGCGCTCTCGAAGCGGCGCTCGGGTGGAGTCTGCCGGAGCCGGGCCATCCCGAGCTGCCCGGCTTCCGAGGCTCGCTCGCCCGCGTCCACGAGTGGGAAGCCCACGCCGGCAAGCCCTACTGGCCAACAGGCGATAGCGGGGTGACTCTCGACCCCGGCTTCGACCTCGGCCACCAGACCGAGGCCACGCTGCGTCGGCACTACCTCGACACCGGAATCCTGACCGAGGCGGAGATCAAGGTACTGGTGCCGCTGCTAGGAGTGCAGGGGAAGACGGCCAAGGGGGCGGCGAAGCTGCCGGATGTCGCCAAAATCAGAATCTCTCGCTCCGCAGCGACCAAGGCCATGCCGGCGATCGCGGCCCCCTACTGGCGGGATATCGTCAAGCGGTTCCCCAAGCTGCTCGACGCCGACGTGCCGGACGCGGTCCACACCGTCTTCCTGTCGCTGTCCTACAACCGCGGGCCGAACAACCGCGAGCTCGGGCCGCTCGCCGTACAGTTGGCGACGAAGGACTGGAGCACGCTGGCGGACACCATCGGCAAGATGCAGCAGGCCCACGCGACGCCTGGTATCCCGGTCAGGCGGCGGGAAGAGGCGGCGCTGATTCGGGAAGCTATCGCGTGAGGTTCCCTCGCACCTACTGGAGGTCCAGGGTGAACGGGGAGCATCGCCGAGCCCGCCTCTGGCGCGTCAGGCCGCGCGTCCACTGCCCTCGCTGGCACCGCCTCCAGAGCAGCGCCAACGTTTGGCGCCGGGCGACGCCGCCGGACCGCGAGGAGGCTTCGTGACCGCCCGCTTCCGCTGCTGGTCCTGCCAGCACGAGTGGGTTGATTCTAGGACTCACCCCTAACCGAAGGAGCACCACATGAAGCACAAGATCGGAATCATCCTCGCCCTCGCCGCTCTCTCCCTCACCACCGCCTCGTGCGGAACGCTCGGCGCCCTCGGCATCGGAGGCAGCAGCGACGGTCAGGACGTTGCCCGCGCCCTGGCGCTCGCCGCTGCGCTGCAATCAGGCGACACCTCGGCAGTTTGTAATCTCGTCGTCGGCGCCGGGAAGAAGGGCGCCGACGCAGAGCTGCTCCGTAGCCTGTGCGCCAACCTCGCGGGCGCAGGGCCGTCGTCTCAAGCGGCGCCGTCTTCGCTGTTTAGCATGAACGCCGACTCATGCGAGGACTTGTGCACGGTGGCGGCGAAGGTCTGCGGCGGCACCTAACCGAGGCGGCGCTTAGAGGGACGCCAGTTCGCCGAGCGAGGCGAGGGGCCGGTAGGCGGTGCCGGGAGCTCCGGAGGCTCGGAACCGCCACCGCACCTCCGCCCGCTGCGTCGCCCGTCGCTTTCGCACCTGTCGCGCGGTCAGCGTCTTCCCGATCGCCCCGCGCACGTCCCGGTGATTCAGGCAGCGATAGCCGCCGAGTCGCCGGAGGGCGTCGCGCATAGCAAACTTCTCGGCCAGTCGAGCGTCAGCCGCGAGACCGTTGCACCGCCCGTGAGCGAGAACCAGGTTCCAGTCCGCCCAGCGGGGGCCGCCGGCCGCAATGGGAATCAGGTGTTCAACCGTACAGCGCCGTTCGCCGATGCGCGCGAACCCCTCGCCGCAGTACCAGCACCCCTCACCGTCGCGAGCCACAAGAGCCGCCACGACAGCGTCGCGAAAAGCGGAGTTGGCTTTGTCGAGGCGCATCACGTTAGAGAGTAGGACCGCGGGGAGGGCGGGGCTGGGAAGCGCTGTCCCCCGGGCGCCAGCACCGCCCCGCCTTGCGGTGGGGGCCACCCGCCCTCCCCGAAGCCTCTAGCCGCTACCAGCGGGAAATGTCGTCGAACATGGCTCTCTCCTTTCGGGCAGCGGCGAGTGGCGCTGACCCTAGGGATTATACCCTCTGCGGACGCCCTGTGTCCATCTGGCAACGGCACCTTCGACGGTGCCCGAGATTGGCCCGGAGGCACCGCAACGCCAGCACTCGACCCGCCAGGAACCGTCCACCTCCAGCGGTTTGGCGCGGTGAGTGGCCGTGCCGCCGCTCCGCCCGGCGCCGCAGTAGCGACAAGGAACAATGGTGCTCCCGGGAGGAATCGAACCCCCGACCCTGCGGATAGGAACCGCTCGCTCTGTCCCCTGAGCTACGGGAGCGCTTTTCATTCTATCGCCTCCAGCTTTGGGCCGAAATACGCCCCCAGCGCCACCGTCAGGGGCCGAGACGTACTTCGCCTCGTCTCTCGGGGTGGCGCGAGCACAGCGGCTCTGTGGCGCCGCGGGTCAGGCACGATTCGGCCGTCCCTCAGCACCCTGTAGGGCCGGCGCTCGTCTAGGACGCCGGCGGGGCCGTCTGCGGTGGGCCAGCGACAGCTACTAACAGGAGCGAAGTCGGTGTCGGCCATCAGCTCGGCTCCCGGATGTCTGCCGTCACGGATGCCCAGAACTGACCGTGCTTGATCGCGGAGACATGCGGTCGGCATATGCGAAACCCGGCGGCAATCTCCCGCTGCTTCCACTTTCCCGACACAGCCATCCGGCAGATGATACGCGCCGCGTAGCTAGCGAGGGCCGCTCGCCCGTTCGCTTCGCCGCGGTTGGACCGCCCTTTGGCGGTCATGTCGGCGGCGTTGTCGGCGTTGGTGCCGAGGAAGAGGTGCGCGGGGTTGACGCAGGTCGGGTTGTCGCAGCGGTGGAGGACATACAGGCCATCAGGGATCGGGCCGTTCGCCAACGCCCACGCAACGCGATGAGCCCCGGACGTCCGGCCGGCAACCCATAGCTTGCCGTAGCCTCCTTCTCGGTTCGTGGCGCCGAGCCAGGGCCAGCACTCATCCGGGCTGCGCTTGTCCACCTTCGGCCAGAAACGGTGCTCGGCGTCGCGAGCGAGTTGGGGTACAGTCTTGGCAGCCATCGCTTCCTCCTTGGGGATGCGTTGGTAGGGGTGGGGGCGGGCCACCAACCCGCCTTCGCCCCGATTCTATCAGAACTTACGCTCATCTTTCGCCTCTGTCCCCTGGGCTCTCCTCAGAAGCGGTCATCGGTGTCGTCCTCCGTGGCTGGCGTGATGCAGCCCGGCTCCTTGACCCTCACCCGCATCAGCGCCTCTGCCGCCTGTTGCAGAGTCCTCAGTTCGGCAGCGTTCTCGGCGAACCGGCGGCGGAGACGGTCGAGCGCGACACCAGCCGGCTGGTCGCCGCCGCAGGCGGCGTGGATCGACACGATCTCGCCCGTGTGCCGGTTCCACGTCACGGTCGTCTCTCTGTCGATGTCGAGGTGCCTGTTGTCACCTAGAGGCATCGGCGTCCTCCGGGGCTGGGGAGGGCCAGAACTGGCGCTCGACGCGGAAGTCGATCCCAACCTTGCACACTTCGCAGCGGCCCCCATAGGTCACCTTCACCGTTCCGTCCTGCGCCCCGTAGATCTCGTAGTCCTCTCGGAATGTCTCCGAAGGCATATCTTTCGCGGCGTCGCGGGCGCGCTCCATGGCCGCTTCGTAGTCGGCGGCCGGAACCTTGCCGTACAACGCCGCAGCCTCGACCATGAGCGCCGCCGCCGCGTCTTCGGCCAGCTTCCGGCAGTTCGGGCACACCCTCCAGTTTGACGCGCTCACTTACGGCACCTCCTTTTCGGGGGAGGGTGGGGCAGGGAGGACATACACCGGGGGCTCTCCTTCTGGCAGCACGATCGGAATGCCACAGGCGCCGTAGGGAGCAAGCCAGCAGCGGGCGAACGAGCGCATGACGTAGTCGCCGCCCTTGTACCCGGAGAACGTCCGCCCGAGAGCGCCGCGAGCGGCAGCCAACATGCTGCCGACCGTCACGCCTGCGGCCGGCTCGAAGGCGAGGTCTTCGTAGTGGCCTCGATACGAGTGAGGATTTCCGAACCCATCCTCGGCCACCATGTCGAGCGGTAGCGTCTCTAGATGGGCGATGATCTCGCCGAGGGTCGCGTTGCCTGCCTCGCCGAAGCTCACCGCGGCACCTCCTCTTCCAGAATCTCCCTGATGCGCTCCATCAGGCGCTCGATCAGCGCCTCTCTGCTCGGTTCGGTCGGCGGCTCCACCCGGCAGTCCTCGCGAGAGGCGCATTCCGGGCAGGTACACGGCTCCATCAAATCGCAGGTCTTATCCCCGCAAGCGACCGGCGGCGGCGGGGGTGGAGGTGGCGGGGGAGGTGGCGGCTCCGGCGGGCAGAGCTTGATCAGCTCCGCGACAACCGTTTCGCTCTTGTCGGTGTCGGTCTCTTCCAGCGGCGTTGGGTCTCGCCCCTGGTAGCAGCGGACCAGCCGATTCGTGGCTGTGCCGTGGGGATTCCCCTTCTGATCCGTAGTGGTCCCGGTTCCAGCACACCGGAGCGGGCCGTAGCGCCTTTCGTAAAGGGTGAGAAACCGCGCCCGCTGCACAGGATCGAAGGGAAACGCCCCCGCAAACGGCCACCCTGTTTCGACCCATGGATCCGCTGACAGATCCATGATGTAGGACTCACCATTGCAGACTCCTCTGCAACAGTATGCGACCCAATGCCGCCCTCCCCGCGTCGGTGGCGGCCACGGCTTCGACGCTGCTGCCGCCAGGCTCTCGGAGAAGGCTGACGCTGGGCCGCCTGGTGGCACCGTCTCCAGCGAGGCCGGAGGGATCGACGGGTAGACGTCGCCCTCCAAGCGGAGGACGCGCTCCTCCAGCAACTCGATGCGATCGAGCAGCGTCTCGTTCTCCCCGGTGCTGGGGATGTCGGGACGGAATGGCGTGTCCTCCGCGCTCGCCGGGAGGGCGAGGAGGGCGAGGAGGAGGGCTCCCGCCACGGCCCGCAGTCGGGGCGACCAGCCTGCGCCGCCGTGCTGCTTCCGCCGTCGGAGCACGCTCGCGACCATCGCCGCGACCCCATCTTCGATTGTGTCCGCCGGGCAGGTGATGCCGAAGGTGGCGTCGTCGTCGCAGTCCCAGGAGTTCTCGCCCTTGCCGGGCGTCGGGATGCCCCGTTCGACGTTGATCTCACAACGCATCAGGTGGCGGGTGAACGGCCACCACGGCCAGCTCGCCCGACGCCACGTCGAAGAGAAGAGGCGGGCGGTGCCGTCGTACGTACCTTCGGGCATCGGAACCACCACGCCGCGCTCCTCGACCGTCTCCGTCGCGTAGTCCGCCTTGCCGAGCACGAAGCGGCGGTAGTCGAACATTCCTTGCCGCCAGTCGCCCCGGTGCGACTCGCCGTCGTCGCGCCAGAGGCACCACGACAGGAACTCGTGGTTCACCGACAGCTCAAGGCGGCGGGGCAGCGCGTAGCTGAACGCCTTGCCGTTAGGGAAGACACCTCTGTGAAGCGGCATCCGAGACCTTACCCACCCCGGCATCGGCAGCGTCAGGTAGAAGGAGGCGGCGATGGGTGAAAAGCTGAAGGTGATCTCTCCTTCGCCGGGCTCGAACGCGGCCGCGACGCCGAGCGCCCACTTGAAAAGAGACCACTCGAAGCCCACGCTCTCCTCGCCAATGCGCAGCCAGCAGCGACCCCACCGCGGCCAACGGTGACGCTTCGTGCGCTCCCGCTCCTGCGTCAGGTTTTGCCATCTAAATCGTCTCATCGTCGCCTCCTTCTGCCGCCCTCCGGCGGCGGGTCAGTCGTCACCTTCCATTGCTCGGTTGATCTCGCCGATGATGCGCGCCAGCTCCGGCGAGTCCTCCTCGGCGTAGTCGCGTGCGTCGTTGGACAGCCCATCCCAAGCGTCGAGCAGTGGTCCTATCAGTGGCATCACCGCCTCAGCCTGAGAGCGCCGGTGCGGTTCGTACAGCTCTCGCTCGGCAGCGGCGATTTCGTCTCGGGTCATCCTTCCTCCTCGGCGTCCGAGGACGCCAGCACCGGCTCGTGCTTTGTGTGGAACAGCCAGTAGTACATGGCCTCGGTCCAGGCGCGGTTCTCTTCGCCACCGATCCCGTCGTCTACGCAGCGGCGCGCTGCCGCTCGGCACTCGGCGCAGTCAGCCAACGCGGGTCTCCTCCGGGGGCGCCAGCAGCTCGCGACGGACTTTTTGACACGCTTCGCACTGACAACTGTTTAGCCGCTGCTTTCGTTCTTTGTAGTAGGCCCTCATCGCGGCCCGACAATCGGAGCAGCGGCAACGGCGATTCGTGTATCCGCTCATCGTTCCGTGGCGCATCGGTCCCGCTTTTCTACCCATCGCTCGGCTCCTTCGGGGGCGCCAGCAGCGAGCGGATGTACTCAGCCGCGATGCTTCCGACTTCGCCGATTTCTCCCTCTGCCTCGGGGCTCTCCAGCCACCGCGCTACGGCCTCGACGACCCGCCGATCCCGCTCGGCGATCTGCTCCTCGGCGGCGAGGCGCAGGAACTTGCTCGCCCGCTTATGAGAGATCCAGTTGGCGAGATCGGCGGCCGGCTCCAGCCCCAGCCGCTCTCCCTTCTCCGGGCGCCCCGGACCCGCCCAGCGCGCGACTTGATTCAGCGTCGGCCCGTGCGCCGCGCAGTCGTCGAAGTGGTCGAGCGCTCGGTCGCAGAACAGACGAGCGCCGCGCACCGCCCCCCTGTTGATCGGCGGCGAAGGGGCCTCGCAGGGGTCTTCGTCCTCCCTTGCTGGGGACAGGTAGCGGGGATCGGATGGGCCGATGCTTCCCTCTTTGAGATGCACCTCGAAGTCAGCCATCGGTGGAGTCTCCTTGCGCTTCCCGCATCGCTTGGCGAATCAGCTTGATCCGCTGCCACGACTCTTGACTCGTTTCGGTGACCAAGTGCCGGTAGCTCTCCACTGCTGCCGCGGCGACCATCCGCACCGCTTCCGGGTCGCCGTAGCGAAGCGCCCACTCCAGCTCCGCGGTCGGTGCTGTCATCTGCGCGCCGCCGCCGACCTGAACGACCAGATACTCGTCTGAGAGCGTCCACGCTCCGGGCGTGCGGTCAGCCATCGGTGTCTCCCTGTAGCGCCCCGGTGCGGGCGCGGTAGGCGCGGAGGGCCACGTCGCTACGCTCGAAACTACCGATGATCCCGATGCCGTACTTGTTGGGCGCCTCCCATGTGAACTCGTCGTCGGCTGGGTCTTCGGGGCGGCCGGGGACGTGCCGCGTCCATCCCTCCCGACCCCATGTCAGGAAGTACCCGGAGCCGTGCGGGCAGCCGTCACCGTCGGTCGCGAACGAATACTTGAGCCGCCCGTCTCGCGCCATCCGGCGGGTCTCCCGCTTCACCGAACCAACCGGCTCGCCAAGCTCGGCCGCCAGCTTGTCGAAGCTCTTCCAGCAGTTGCCGTCGCCGTCCGCCCACTGCCAGACGTGGCGCAGGTGCCAGATGATCCGACGGCGCAGGCGCTCGCTCTTGGTCATGCGCTCAGACGGCATCGGGTACCTCCTCGACACTCACCAATTCAGGCAGCGCGTCGTCTGCCGCCAAGTCCGTCATCGGGAACCACGCCCCCTCTTCGGCCATGTACCAGCGCACCGCCTCTTCGTAGGTGCCGAGGTCGTCGAGGAGG